TGGCAAAATTAGTGGCAGCTTCTTGAGCATCTTGTACCAATTCCTTTTTAGTCTTTTTGGCCTTAGGAGTAGAAGCCTTAGAAGTTTTAGTCTTGGAATTTTTGATTCCTTCAAGTTGTTCGGCAACCTTAGTTGCAACCAGGTTAGTAACCTTTGTTTCATTCTTTTTCATAACGTCTATATTTAAAATGTTAGTAAAATAAAGTTTATTTCTTTTCTCTATGCAAATATAAGAATAATATATTTAATACAAAAATATTTCTATATTATTTTTCTATTTGCCCAGGTTAATCGGCTAGGAAGTCGAAGATTTCTGGAGGATAGTTAATTTCGTCCTCTGGGTCATTTAAGTAATCTTCGTAATCCTCATTATATTTATCGTAGAGGTTATCTTGTGATGTATTGGGTACCCTTGTACATCTTTCAGGATGTTTATTTACGAAGTCATAAGCTTCTTGAGTAGTCATTACCTTGTCTGAGATAAATTCGTAGGTTACATAAGAATAAGTTTCACCCAATCTAGAAACTTCATATTGCTGGTATCCAGATTTCTCAATCTTATAGATTTGATTTTCTGGAATCGTTTCTATTTCTACCCTATATTTATACCATTGCTTCTTTTTCTCTTCCCTTGGTTTAATTCCCAGGCTATCTGAAAGATAATGTAACCTGGTCAAGGGACTTTCTAAACGAGAAGGAGCAATGCTCACTTCCTCTATGGGGGCATTATTCTTACTCCCTAAGTAAAGTAGCATTGCTCCTATGGCAATTAATAAACCCTTAGTTATTTTAGTTCCGGAGTTCATACCCAGTAGTTTTAAACTTATCTTTGATATTCTTTGCCAAGTATTTACCTTTTGATTCTGCTTGATGTAAACCGTTGCAGATTTCATAAGGTACATCATCATAGCGATAAACTCGATTACCTTTAAAAGCAACCCAAAGTTGTTTTTTCTTTGAGTCATAACCAAAGCCCTCAATATTAGAGGATTCGCAAGGAATCATTTCGACTCCGGTGTTCATTTCTACTGATTCTAAGTATTCGTTCTTTTCCATGTCTATATTAAAATTTTAAAAGTGTTAGTTCTGGGTGGAATTTGAGATTTGCCCTCTGGAATATTGCCCAAGTACCAAGTACTCCCTGAGAATTAGTATGTACCCATTCATCTTCCATTCTGAATAATATGTGAGAGCATACCAGCATTTGGTATTCACTTAGCATATTTATCAGTTGAGGAGTATTCTCAATTTCTACGTATAATTCAATGTGCTCATCTAGTGCTCGAATTATTTCGTCATCCTCAATCTGAAGGAGTTTTTTGATTAAGTCTTGGGCAATATCATTCCCATTTTTAACATCCTCTTTGATTGAGTTGAGTGATTCAATTTGAATACCAGCAATGAGCTTTACGATGTCTTTTGTTTCCTTGTCCATAATTAAATTTTCTTTATATGCAAATATACTAAAATTATTTTATATAAAATACTCTTTTAATAAATACGGAGGTAAGTGTTAGCGGTTCTTGATTTCTTCCATCTTTTCCTTTATGGAGTCTGGAAATATAGCATCGTTTACCCATCTTAGGAAGAATTTAGAAGGCTTCTTTTCGGGACTTAAAAGCAATTGTCTCTGTTCAGTAGAGAACTTAATTCTTTCGGATTCTAACATATACTTTGGAAGTTTAGTGAATTCTGCCTGAGAGAAGGAGATTACGTTTTTACCAACTTGGGCCCTTAATGGTTTCTTCCTTTCCTTATAGAGATAGGGGATAATCTTTTTCGAAGGTCCCCCAAGGATGCTAAAACCAAAGATTACCATTGGGTCAAATTTATCTGCTTTTGGGTCCTTAGCCCGTTTGATACATCTTGCCATCCAAGAAAATGAATTGGGATATTGCTTATTGTCTGTTGCTTCTCCCACATCCTTTTTATTGAACTCAAATCCAGGAAAGTGAAATAGAAAGTCCTCAGTAAGGATAAATACAAATCCCAATCCCCTAAGATATTTAATGATATCTTGTTGGCTTTTACCCTCTTCAATCATTTTTTCTACATCTGCAAGAATGTCCTCCCTTGGTGATTCCAATTCCTTAGTTGTAGACCCTGCAGGTCTTCCTCTGCCAACATTAGGTGCCTTAGCAGGCAATGTACCAGATAACCTATCTAAGTATTCTTTGAAGTTATCAATATCTTGTTTATTAGTAAGAGTTACTTCTACTCTTATGGGACCGTTATGCTGTACCTTTGGACCTGAATTCATCTCGGTATAAGCATCTACCAACCTATCGGATAATGGGGTACCATTCTCTGATAGTGTAGTGATTCTAAGTTTTGGTTTATATACTTCTTGTTCCATTTTCGACTTAATTAGAAAATAAAAGGCCTGAACAATTTTTATATTGCCAGGCCTTCTACCATTATTAACGAATACTCAAAAATATGATAAGTAAAAGTAAAAAGTGCTCTTATTAATCTTCTTCTTTAGCGGCCTTCTTTTTCTTCTTGTCTTTGGCCTTCTTATCTTTCTTATCGGAAGCCGGTTTCTCTTTTACCTTTTCTTCCTTCTTTTTCTTAGTTTCCTTTTCCTCCTTGGGAGCCTTACCTGAAGCAAGTTTTCTTTGCTCCATACGGTATTTTTTCTTCTCAGCCGAAGTCATTTCTCTGCCATCTATGAGAGGATAATCGTATTTGGTAGCTGTTCTACCACCATTTCCTTTCTTTTCCTTTTTCTCTTTGGCAGCCTTCTTCTCAGCTTTTTCCTTCTTCTCTTTTTCCTGGAGTTTTACCAATTTCTTGTTGTTCTCTTGGTCAGCTTCAGGATAGGCAGCAGCAACTTTGTCTCTTTCCTTATTGAGCTTGTTTACAAGTTCGGTAACCTTTTTACCATGTTTCTTGTCTTTGGTCCAATCCTTAGTAGGGTCCAACTTGTTCTCTTTAAGGTAAGCATCCAAAGCTTTCTTAGCCTTTGTGAGTTCCGGAGTCTTGGATTCCGATTTACTCTTCTTTTCTGTTTTCTTAGCCATTTTCATTTATATTAGGTGAATAATTGAATTTCCTATTTACATAATACCATAGTTATACCTTCCTAATTTGGGTTGGGATTTCTTTAATTTCTAGGATTTCTAAACTGCATTGTTTTAAAACTGCCTCGAGTTGAAGTATATCTTCTACCTCTTTCTGAGATAAGTCCGTAAAAGTTTGTTCAAAAGTTTCTTTCTGTTCCCCCCTTATAAAATTAAATTGGGCAACAATATAAGTCCCATGAAGTTTTTTATTCAGTGCTCCTTTAAGAGATATGAGTTTTCTTTTCAGATAATTACTCTTCAACCTATGGGATTGGTATTCGCCTTTCTTACCCTTACTAAGAGCTACCTTTTTAAGGTACGAAACATAATCTAATTCTCTGAGAGTTTGATTAATGTTTCCCACTAATAATCTTAAGTCTTTTTCCATTTGGGTCTTTGCATTACTTGGTTAGATACTTCCTGAGTTTCTTCTGATAGCATTTCTCTTGCCTCATTTATTATATTGATGGCAAGTTCCCTTTCATCTGGTCCCAGGTTTAATTCTTTATCTTCTAGTGCATCAGTATAAGTATTTATTAGATTATCCAATGCAAGTATTCGAATGTTCTTTCGAATTGCTAATTTCTCTTCTTCCATGGGTATAAAAAATTAAAGCCCACTACCTTCACAGGCAATGAGCTTTTGAGTGAACAACGTCCTAAGTGTGAGTGAGAGGTTGTTACTACGTATAACATTAACTTTCTAAACCTAAACCATTGGTTCGGCGGTAATTAGAGAAAATAATCAGTCCTCAGATTCTTCTTCTGATTCCTCTTTGTTCTTCTTGTTCTTGGGAGAACAGATAACTCCGTGGTTCTTCTTTGACTTAACAGTCAGATTACCCGGAACGAAGGAAACTGAAGTAGAGATTGGTTTACCATCAGTTACCAGAACAGAAGTAACCACTACTCCCTGATAACCTTCCTTGTTCTTTACGGCATAACCGTAGTTGCGAACTTCGGATTTTTCGTTGATGGCAATAACGTCAATCTGTTTACTGTTCGGACGTTGCTCTGCCGGTCTGTTCTTCAGTGCCTCTTGACGAGCTTTACGTTTAGCTTCTTTCTCAGCATCTTTTTCTGCACCCTTTTTCTTGGTGTCTTCTTTTTTCTTTGTTGCCATGATTTCTATGGTTTTAATGATTAAAAATTTGTAAGTATAACTTCTACGTTTGGTAATAGTTAAAAGGGATGGAATTACCCATCCCTTAAATCTTGAATACTGTTACCAGGTTTACTTTTTTCCTTTTTTGCCTTTTCCTTTGGCTTCCTTCTTTGCCGGCAATTTGAGACCGAGTTCCTTGGCAATTGCCTTGCGGAGTTTCTCGATATCGTCTTCGTCAAAGTCGTCCGGGTCAGTTTCAAGGTCCTTGTCATCGCAGACATCTTCCAATTCTTCGAAGTCCATTTCAGCAAGGGCCTCGGCAGTCAGTTCCTCTTCCTCCTCGTCTTCTTCGTCATCGTCATCAGAGTCCTCATCGTCGTCGTCAGATTCTTCCTCGTCTTCTTCGTCATCGTCATCAGAGTCCTCATCGTCGTCGTCAGATTCTTCCTCCTCTTCTTCGTCATCGTCTTCCTCTGAACCAAAGAGTTCTTCAGCTTCCTCCTTCGTAAGTTTGATAGGGGCAGGGATAATTACTACTGAACCATCTTCGTAAGTGATGATGATTGCACCATTGATTTCTTTTCTGGAAACTTCTTTCAGTTCCACTTCTTTTTTCTTCTTAGCCATTTTCGTAATGTTTAAGTTGGTTAATTAATAAATTTATATCACTCTGTTATAAGTTTCTTCGTTAGCTTAAGAAAACCCTCTAATTGAGCATGTGCATCATTATATTGTTTAATGCTATCAAGAGTTGTCTTTAATTCTTCTTGAGACTCAATAGTTACCGTTTCGGTATTAACTACTTGGTCAACCTGATTATAGGTAAGTATCTTAAAAGTCTTACCCATAAAAGGATTTAGTGGTTTATGTGTAACCAGGTTTGTTTTTGATAATTTATCATTCATTGCTGTATTGAATTTTAGTTATTCCAGGAATACCAACCTTTCCGAATACTTCGGTATAAAATTTGTATTTCCCTTTTTGCATTATTTTATAGTTATCGGCTAATCTAACTGGGTATACCCAATATTGATTTTCTATCATCCGATTGGTCATTATGTAAGCATAAGCCTTTCGGATTTTGATATTCTCTAAAGGAACAAAACATTGAAATAGAAGAGACTTCTTAATATGCCTTTCTTTGGGTAAATATCCCATAAACCTAATAGATGCCTCATCGAATATTTCAATCATATCCCTTTGTGCTTTGATAAATAGTACTTTCTGTATTGGGATATTCATTTTCTTTCTCAGATATAAAGCCAATGAACTTACCAACGGTGGGTACTGTAGGAATAATAGGTTGAATTTAACCTTCTCCTCTTGACTCAGCCTCTCGTAAATCCTGTAAGATAGAAGAATAGATTTGTAATCTCTTCTGCTTCGTATAGGCGGGAGATATGCCTTGCCGTTGTCCATAGAGTTTGATTGAGTATCTTTCATCGAATGCCTTTTTTCCTTTTGACTTAAAGACCCGGTGCATTTGAACCATAAATCTTCTTCGTCTGTGTTTATCAATCTTATATTCATCGGGTATTATGAATTTCTTTGCCTTAACGAATTTACCCTTAAACCAGAATTTAGTAGCTCCCCTTTTTAAGAGTTTACCATTCATATCGGATAATTCTCTAATACCTTGTTGCAAGAGTTTCCTTCCAGATATAATATGAATATATTGTAGGACATCTACTCCATATAGATAAACCAGGGTAACTTTTACGTGGTGTCTAGTAAAATATGGAATACCCGTTAGATGTTTCCGATATAATTTCTTCTCGGTGATAATCTTATTGGTTGTATCTGGTCGCCATGTCCATATATAATATCTATCTGGAAGAATTGGTCCAATATTACTTTCCTTTAGCTTTACCATTGATATTCCTCTTTGCCATTCTATACCAAAGATTAATAGATTTCTCGTTTGCTTCAGGGAACTTCTTTTTCATCCTTCGAATAATTCTATCGATATCAAATCCCTTTGCAGTTAATTCCCATACATAGGATTTCTTAGTACCCTTGATGAGATTAAATTCATCCCTTTCTCTTGGGGGCTTTTTCTCTCTTGGTTTCTTTATCCCGGGAACCCGTTTAGTTCTTCTTTGCCCGTTTTCCCCTTCTTCTCCGAGAAACCCAAGCCTTAATCGTGAATTCCTTAGTGGGTCATCTTTTGAATAACCAATCGTTTCCAATTGTTTATCCATCCAATCATCATACTTATCAATTAGGGATTTATCTGGTCTCTCTTCTGAACTTTGAATGTAATGTAATAAATCAAATACTCCAGCAGAGCAGGCATCTGGAAAAGGCATACCCAATATAATGGCTTTCCTTTTCAAATCCTTGTAAGTCATGTTTCTCCCGGATGCTCCGAGAAAATTGGATTTCTCTTTGGATGGAGCTTTCAGGTCTTTTCTTTTCTTTTTTGCCATATCTATAATATTTTTAAGTATTCATTAAATTGTATGCAAATATAAGAATAATATTTTATATAAAAATACTTTCTTACTTATTTTTATAAAAATCCGAGGTTTTTGCTCGTTCTACGGCAGTGGACTTAGGTTTCTTCGGTTTTTTATGTGTGTGGATATTATAGGCCATATCCAACTTCTTGATATTGAATTCTATGTTATTCACAGAATTATAGTTCAATGCTTTTTCCACACAGCATCTGTACTCAGGCCAGAATTTTTGTCCCAGTTTTACAGACTCGGTTTTAATCATAAATTTAGATACCATGAAACCAAAGGTATCAGCATCATCCCTGGTTTCGAACACATACATATAAAATCTACTAAATTCATCGATTACCTCTTGCAATGGTCTTACTGGCAATAATAAGTAACCATCAGTGTATAGCTCTTCTGATATTAAGGCTACCCAATATTTCTTTTTGCCTGGTTTTACCTTATATCTAAACCTTTCTCTGAGTTTAGTGTGCATCCAATCTGGTACCCTATTGAGTAGATATTTGATGTATATCTTATCTTTTTTATTCGAACGTCTTTTAAACGCAGAAGGCTGTTGTAGCATTCTTGGTAGTATTCTAAAATTATTCCATCTATCAAACTCAAGAATTAATCTTAGAGTATCCTTATCCCATTCGTCTTCTGACTCCTTCAACCTCTTCATATTCCTCTCAATGTTCTTGGTATTTACCTTCGGGAGTAATTGAGCAGAGTCTCCAGTATATAGGCTTGCTTCTTTCCTTTTTAACCGTTTCTCTAAACATCCTTCCATGTAATCTTGAAAGTTTCTTTCACAAGGACAGTCTGGTCGAAAGATAGAAGTGTGTTTCTCAAAAAAATCCGAGAACAGCCTAAAGAATTTCTCTGACCTTTCTCGGATTTCAATATACTTGTAATGAGACAACTTTAAAATTTCACCAGCTTCCCATGAAGACTTACTTTCTGATAGTTGAAGGAATAAAGATTGTTGTTCTTTGTCTATTAAACAACTCCATGCTTTCTTTTGAGCTTCATTCATAACACTATCGTCTAAAGTTAATTAAATTATCTATCGCTTCACTGGTAATCTGATTTGGGTCAAAATCTCCCTGATTAGCATAAAGCTTATCTGGGTCATGGTTATAATAAACACTGTAGATTACATTATCGAAAGGCAACCATACTTCCATTCTTCCCATTTCAGGGTATATAAGAACTTTTACTCTTTTACAAAGATGGTCAACCTCTAATACTGTAGCATCTACTCCCTCATAAGGATAACCCCGTAATACTAAGTAATCTCCAGGCTTTACTTTGACTAAATCTTCAACTGAAAATCTTTTGTTCTCTTTAGAGAGTCTTCTAAATCTCCTTACTTCCTTTCTACTTGCAGTAGCCACCAATGAAAAATCATCAAAGTCTTCACCATTATCGATTCTAACTTTCTTTTTCCTTTGGTGCATTGTCTCTGTATTTCTCAACCATGTTCTGATACCAGATATATTTCTTCGTAACTTGTTGAGAAATGGTCTAGAGAATGCAAGTTCGGTGGGCATCTTCATAAAACCATAATTGAATAATACTGGTACTTCTTCAAATATCATCTTACCTTTTATGGTTTTCTTCAATACACTTACTGTAGGGATAATCGCCTTAAGTTGGTCATACCCCTTTTCCTTGAGTTCTTGATTAATCCTATCGGAGTACTTTCTTTCGATATAAAAGATGCAATACGAATATGGGGTACGTTTCTTCATGGCTTAGGAGTTTTTAAGAATTAATTTTGCTTGCTTATGGATTAACTTATAGGGAGTTCTTAATACTTCACTAGCCATAAATACCATAAGAGTATTTCCGGGCACCTGTATATACATTACCCTATCAACGTATTGGGCAATTAAATCTCCCAACTTGATACCTACAACGAAAAAGAATTCCTCTGCAGGCATAGAGTTATATCTCATACAAAGGATAGGTACTTTATTACCTCTCTTTGCATCCTTAGAAGCTTGTTCCCAGAATTTGAGTATATCACACCCTTTGTTACCAAGCAGTATATGTTCAAACTTAATCTCTTTGTAATTTTTACACTCAACGGATATCTTACATCTATGAGCATGTCTTTCATCGGTACAGGTAAGGTCTGAAGTAGAATCCTTATTCGAATGCCAAGCTCCCGAGCCTGCCCGATTTCTTTCAAACTTAAACCCGGTCCACTTAGTGAACCAGGCTCCTATTTTTCTTTCGAATTTGTTTCCTTTCTTCTTACTATTCATGGTGTATTGTATTTTATATACCATTATAGCCTCAACTACTACCGAAAAAATTCTTAACTATAACTTCTAGTTTCTCAATAGGCACTTCGAAAGATACATTTTGGTAAGACCTCTTTCTTATTAAAATAACTCTCAACTTTTTAATACCTCTATTCCGAGTGCTCCTACCATCTCTAGCCATTTGTTCCATATTTTCTTTATGTGTACCCCAATAGAGATTTTTATAATAATCATGGATTGAATTATTATCTATATGGCAAACTTCGGGTTTATTTCCTGGATTAGGTATCCAAGCCATTGCCACTAATCTATATCTATATACTTTAATACGATGATTATTTGAGTTATATAACCAACAGTAATACCTATTAAACTTACGGTTTAAATAACATTTTATAATCTTACCATCTGAAATCCTAACTACTCTACCTCGTTTAGAAACTCTGTAATTAGGATAATCTATTAAGTTGCTACTTTTCATAATTTAAAGTAATTGGTACCTACTAAGGCCGTTGGTTTTTTCCACTTGCAGGATTTTGGTATTACCAAGAGGAAGTGAATCTAAGTGGGTTATCAAGAATAGAGTTTTCTCTTTGAATATGTGACGTATTAGTGAGGTAACTACTTCTACGTTATCTGAACTTAAAGATTCAAATACCTCATCGAGAAATGCTAAGTTAATACCCTTAGAAGCCGTAAGAGCTTCATTCATTGCAAATGCCATTGCAACATTACATAATTGTTTTTCTCCACCGCTAAGTTCATCATAATCAATTATTTGCCCATCCCTTTCAATAAGAGTAACAAATTCTTTTCTAGCAGTGCCCAAATCAATATTAAATTCAATCCTAAATCCCAATACCTCTGAATACTTATCAAGGCATTTATTTAAGAACTCAAGGGATGAATCAAATAGATAAGCCTTAATCCCATTATTACCCAATGGGTCATTAATTAACCAGTTATAATTCTCTAACTCTAACTCTTTATTGTGAAAGTCTTCATCAACCTTCCGTAAATTCTTCCTAATCTCCTTAAGTTTTTGTTTATACTTTGGAGACATAACCTTAAGCTTTTCTTGCTTGAGCTTAGCCAGGTCTTCGTCAATAGAAGCAATATCAGAAGCAATATCATCACAGTCTGATTTTAATTTCTTATACCTATCATTTACACTACTAAGTTCTTCCAACCTTTCTAATGCCTCCTGATACTCCTTATCGTATTTATCAAGGTCAGAGAACGCTTTATATATTGATTTGGCATCACGTAATGCACGTTTGTAGTGACCTTCTTCTAACTGTATTACTAATTCTTTAATTACTTTCTTAAGAGGTACATTTGATAAATTCTTGGCATCTTTTATCTTACCCCTCAAATCAAGGATTAGTTCATTTTGTTTTTTAATCTTTATCTGAAGCGAAGCATCTACTTCATCCTTGATTTGTTTTTGTTTTTCAATCAGTAACTTAGTTAGCTTTTCCCTATCCTGTTTTAGTTCTTTCCTCTCTTCCCTAATCTTTTGTTTGAATGATTTTTCTCTATCTCTCATATCGAAGTAAGCTTCCTTGTTAGCCTCTAATTCTTTCTTAAGCATTTGAGACTCATGCTCTACCTCATTTATTTGAGATATCAAGTTATTTTTATCTTGTAATGCAATGCCTTTAGCAAGGTTTAAGAACTCTAAATCAAATACTTCTTCGAATATCTTTTTCTTATCTGAATTAGACTCTTGTATAAGCCTCCTTATACCCTGGCCAAACATAATTGAATTCATAAACAGAGTATATGATAAACCTATTTCTCTGTTTATGGCCTCTTGTATTTTACCTTTCCCTTTTATATCAATGACATCACCATCCTTGATAAATATAAGTCGGTCTTTACCTTTAGCCCCATCATCAAGTACTTCCTCATACTTTTGACATCTTATTATCTTATAAGTATGTGAATCTTTCTGAAAGTATACTTGAACTCTGGTACCTTTGTAATCTTTAGGTCTTACTTGTTTCCAGGTATTTACCTCAGAAACTCCCTTTAGATTCTTCCCATATATTGCCCATACCAAAGCTGAAAGGATAGTGGATTTCCCTTTGCCATTCGGAGCTTTGATTAGTATGGTACATTGGGTATTCAATAACAAATGTAGGGATTCTATTGAACAGAATCCCTCTGCATCCATACTTAGAAATGTTAACATGACTCAGCCTTTTTAAGTGTTTCAATTAATAGATTAGTTTTAACCTCATCTTTAATACCTTTCTCTCTTAGGTATCTCTTTGCTAGAGACTTCTTAGAAAGTTGCTTAGTAATCTTATGTTTGTTATTAACTGGAGTACTAGCTTTTTGAGGGATTACCGTATAATAATTGCCATCATCATTAATATCCTCTTCCCTTTCTACATCTATGAACTTTGGGAAATTTTTCAAAGGTACAAACTTCAGAGACAAATCTTCATAGATTTTCCAATACCCCAATTCACATCCCCTATCGGTTCTCCTCTGATGGTTAGGGGCTCCAATCATATAAACCTTCTTTGATAGTCTTTGTGGTTTGTGTATATGCCCACATAATACTAAATCGAACTTATTGAGAACATTCACATTTAAGTTTTCTACGGAATCTATTTCCCTACCATCTGTATCTTTTGCACCAGGATAATCGGTGTGTAGTAAAAGAATATTCTTTTTACTTTTATCTAATTCTAACTTCTTTAAGTATTCACTTAGACCCACATTATTATCAATATAAGGAACCCCATATACCATAATATCTTTATGTGTAGAAGATAGTTGGGTTTTTTCATAATCTAATATCATGATACCATACTTCTCTACTTGATAAAGCCAGCTAAAGGGTTTAGTACCAACCTTACTTATTTTCTTAATATCATGATTTCCAGATATGGCATATATCCAAAATCCTTCGATTAGTTCATTATAACATATCTCTGCTAATTCTTGGTCCATTGTTTCGGCCTTATGAAATAAGTCTCCACAAAATAATGCAGGACAGTTAAACCTTCTACATAATTTCCGTATAATCGACAAAACCCTGAAACTATTCAGGGTCCTGTGATTGTTCTCATTAAACTTAGCCCATAGATTTATATGTAAATCTGAAAAGGCTATTGCTATTACTTCTTTCCCCATATCCTATCAATATGATACCATATCTGGTTTAGTCTAGTACAAAAATCAAGGTTCTCTACGCATACTGTTGGTATTTCCCAATTTGCAAGTAACTCACTCATGAGGGAAGATATTTGAACTTGAAAGAATCTGTTCATAATTCTCTTCTTATTATCTTCCATTGACCAATCCTTGTAGTTAGACAAATTTAATGGTAGAAATATTGCTAAATCGCATTGATTTTCCATCAGTTCCTGGCATTGACAAAAGAAATGCTCCATTTCACATTCTGGTATATTTCTTGATTGTTTATACCAGAAATAAGCCGCTAAATCTGCATAACTTCTATCAGTTACAAAGTTCTCTTTATCTTTGAATAGCTTGTTTCTCAGGTTTAACAATTGAAAATCGGATTTATACATTGCTTCGGAACCAAGTGATAACAATTCATTATGTGATATACCTTTAGTAGCTGGCAATAAATCTGACATACTGCCGGATATGAATGGTATATCATATTTCTTAGCTACAGCTTGTGCTAAAGTAGTTTTCCCTATACCAGAGGGACCCACAAACATAATTCTCTTACTCATGATGTAATGCTTTAAATGGTTTTATAAATTCATTTGTCAAAAATGATGCTAAAGAGTATTCGATACAAAGCTCTTTGAATTTCTCATACTTAAACTTCTTCTTTGACTTAATTGGTAACTTATCCAATGGATTATGTCTTACAAACCAGAAAAGGTCGATTAACTGTTCATTCCTTTTCCATATTTGAAGATATTCTTTGTTCTTACTCTGGGCAATAAACTTCTCAATTCTACCCTCATCAAGGATTTTCCTTGCTTTTACTGGGCCTATACCCGGGAACCCTGGTATATCATCGGAAGTATCTCCAACCATTGCAAGGTACTCTACCGTTTCATGAGAATGATAACCGAATAATTCTTTGCAGTTATCCATTCTTATCATCTCATCTTTTCTGGGATTATATATCCTCAGGTTATTTGATAGCAACTGGTTAAAGTCTTTATCCGATGATATAAGTATCATTTTCTCGGATTGGAATTTTTTAATTGCAAGGTATGCTAAGAAGTCATCTCCTTCATATACTGTAGATTTCTTTTTATCGAAGATATAATTAATTCTTAGCATACCCAGCATTTTCATTATAATTGCCTTTTGCTTTTGCAATGATTCGTAATCTACAGATATATTTTTTCTATGTCCCTTGTAATTGGGCAATAACTTCGTCCTTACTGGTGAATGACCATTATCGAATGAAATATAAACATCATCAGGTTCAAACCTTGTAAGATACATGTGTAGGGATTTGAAAAATCCAAATATTGCTCCACTTGGTTTACCATCCGTAGATTTAAGTTTTTCGAACTTGTGAAAACTTTGGTGAAGTAAATTACATCCATCAACCAATAATATTGTTTTCTTACTCATCGTCTTCCTCCTCCTCTTCTGAATCTGAATAGTTTTCATATTCTACACCATCGACTGGGAATAGATTTGTTTCTATTTTCTCCAGTTGTTTTTTAGTAGTACCTATGGTATTTACTCCAGCTTTCCGTAAAAGTTTTCTACGAAGTTCATCGTCTTCTTCCAGAAGCTTTTGGAATTTCTCTTCCCCTCTTGCAAGAGTTTTACCTTTCAATTTATACCCACCAGTAGTTTTTTCGATTACATCGGTATCTACCAATACATCTTCTAAAGCATAGCATCTATCAAATCCAACCTCATGGAATTTAGGGTTGAAATATACTGGGCATTTACTAATTGTAGGTCTAGGAGGAGCGACCTTATTTTTAATAAGTCTAATTGTGACAAGTTTTCCAGCTTTTCTTTCTTTCCCGTTTTGTTTGATTGTAACAGACCTTCCCGAATAGAAAGCAGCTCTGATTGAAGCATAGAATTTGAGTGCAGCACCTCCCGTAGTTGTTGTGTTATCTTTTCCAAATCCGACATTTAAAGCAGTTCTTAATTGGTTAATATAAATCTGAGATACTCCCAGTTTGTAGAATAATTCACTTCTGATACGAAAGTATTTATAAAGAGCCTTTGCTCTACCTCCCATCTCTGCCTTACCATCAACCATCTTAGCATCTATATTATCAGTACAGTCAGTAGCTGCAATGGAATCGATTACTAAGAGTATCGGTTCATTGTGAGTTAATTGAGAACGTAAATATATTGCTAAGTCTGCTACTACATCTGCAATATATTCAATACGTGTATCATTAACAATGGTTACTCTTGCGGGGTCTACCCCATTTATTTCAGCCCAAGAATTCATCCAGGATTGTTCAGCATCTACCCATATCACATGACCTCCAAGTTGTTGAGTAGCATAAGCAAAGTTATAAGCCACTAAAGATTTACCAGAGGATTCCTCTCCAGCAATCTCAACGATTTTACCATAAGGAATACCCTTACCGAATAAGTAGTTCAGAGCAAAGAAAGTAGATGGTATATATAAATCGGTATCAGTAACTTCTGAAGCTAATTTAATCATACTTCCATATTTCTTTGCCATCTCATTTGCTGTTGGTACTTTTAAACCAACCTTAGATTTCTTTGCCATAATGTAATGTCTTTAAACTAAAGAAGGTGATAACAGAACGAATCTAATTACCACCTTCGAATGAAACCATATTACTAACCCTTAAATATCCGATTTGTATTTTCTTTTCTTTTTCTTAGGTTCATCATCTTCCATGTAATGGTCTTTGTGAACTCCCTTTTTCTTTTTCTTCTTTGACTTATCGTCATCATCGTCATCCCCATGGTCTTCATTTAGATACTGTGAAAGCAAATCTTCCAACTCATCATAGGATTTGATTTGAGAACGAACTATCCCCTCAAGGTCAATTGTACCTTGATATTTCTTGTCCAACTTAGTTGGTTTGCAAGCACGAGCAGAATAAGTGGTATCTAGTTTACCAGACCCGGAACGAATTACCTTGATATCATATCCAGTTTTTGGATCTGTCATATCACCTGCCTCATCTTCATCAAGGTAAAGGTCAATGATATCCTGGTATACTGAGCGAGGAACTAAAACTCCCTTATCTTTGCCTTCGTAATCTACCTTACTACCCTTTTCATCTGAGTAAATGATACCACCGATAACATATCTTCTTCTTGGTACCAGGTTCTTGGCAAGTTCCTTGTCATCTTCATCCTTGGAGTTTTTCAATTCTTGATATTTCTCCATGAATGGGCAAGGTTCATCAAAAGTAGCCGGAGATATAACTCCTCCCAAATTGCCACCCAGGTAGAATTGAATAATTTCGATACCCAATTCTTGGTCATCACCCGGAGATTTAATTCTCATCCTCAGAGTTCCCTCTTTTGGATATACTAACCCACTACCATTTCCCTTGGATTCTAGCTGTTTCTTTCTAGCTAGCATCTTTTCTTTTGTAGAAAGTCCTTCTGATGAAACTTTCTTTTTCTTCTTGTCTTTTATCATAATGATTAGTTTTAATTATTCGGTTCTGAGTAAACTACTTCGTTCATACTCAATACGGTAAGAACGTTTTTCTCTAAAAGTTGTTTGAGAGCAGGAGATAGTTTGTCCGTTTCGAATTCAAGTTCTTTACCTGCATACAAACCATAGGTAACTATTCTACCTACAGCAACCAATTCTCGGTAGGTTTTGTATTCTTCAGTAATTTCTCCACTCTTTACTACAACCCCTTTACGAGGAACTCCCTCTTTTACTTGTTCAGGGATAATCAAACCAGATTTAGTTTGGTTTACCTCCTTGGGAGATAAAATAAGTACCCGGTTTTCTGTTGGGCATCCGGGTAATTCTTGATTAAATTTCTCAGCTACAAGAGATGAGATAAATGTCATTGAATAATTCATATTCTAATACTGTTTTTAAAAGTTAGTAATTATTTATAGTTCAATGGGTTAACCCTTTCTTAGATTCGCATTAATAGTTCTTAATATATTCTCCCGACTCTCATAAGCTTTACATATAGCTATGAACTTGTTTGCTTTTTCTACAGCTTTTAAGTATCTCTCATAAATGGAAGAATACTTCTTGTTAAGATTTGCCTTATGAGAAACATATTCGTTATTCCACCTTTCATTGGCATCCTTATAATATACCCAAGCATTGGAATAGGCTTCATCCTTTTCCCTTGCTAGTAAATCTCTTTCCTTTATATACTTATCTCTAAGAGAACAAAGAATATAATAACTAGAAGGAGATTCTCGTAGCTGAGAATTAATGATATTCTCATTGATAGACAATTCTTTTTGAATATCAATTTCTAGGGTCCTACCCTCAAATTTAACCTTTAGTTTTTTTAGCTCCGTCTTCATAAACTTCTAATAGGTTTTTAAAGTCTTCCTTACTAAATTCGCCTTTACTTATAGCATTAGATACTTGAGCAAAAGCCATTTGATAAGCTAAACTCATACCAGGCAATCTAAGAAGAGATTTATAGGGACTAATCTTATCTACTAAAGCTCTTAATCGTAAGTCGCATAAGTTATCAGTTCCCCCTCTATCTAATAATACTAAGAAAGCTGCCCAATAAATATGAGTAGCATCTTCATAGGCAAGTTTCCCATCCTCATCAGTGGCCATTACTTTAAAAGCCATATCTTCTAATGTAGTAAGATTAGTCTGTAATTGATGTAGTTGGGTCTTTACTCGATTGAATAACATCTTTTCTTGTCCACTTACCTTTAAATTCGTAGCATCCAGGTATTTAAACAGATTCTCAATAGAATAACCCAAACATCCTGCAATCATATAGGTAAGGGCAGTTAATTTACTTGCATTCTGATATTCTTCATTTGTTGCCATGGTTTCTTAAATTTATTTTATTTATGTGGACATAGTATCCTCTCTTTTCATTTCTGTAGATGTAGATACTGAATCAGAATGCCTTATATTGGTTTTACAAGATGGGCATTGTAATATCCTAAAAACGCTTGAATTACTCTTATCGTAAACTCTGAAAGTTTCACTGACATCGTATTCAAATTCACAATCACAGCATGGGCATTTAGCTCTCCATACTGTGGGTCCGTTCAAAATCTTTTTCATATTGCTTCATTTGTTTGTTAAAACGTTTCTTATACTCTGAAATAGGTATGTGTTTATATTTCTTATGTTCTTCCATATATTCTTCTACTGAGAAATCAGGTTCTAACATTTTCTTATAATCATAACCCGGAATAAAAGGTAACTCTTCTGCCATTGACCTACCAATAACAAACTCCATGTCCATTGTGACATCATCTATCTGAAAGCCGAAGTATGGCTTAGTTAATGGGTTCCTATAAATTTGCCACATCTCATATATACTCCAAATATTAATATTCTCTGGTTTAGTAATCTGATAATTAGCATCATGTACCAAACATACAGACTTAGTAGAGGGTAATTTACCTTGTCTCATTAAGTAGTATATTAGAATACTTCCAAATAAACACATATCAGATGCTGCTGATTGACATGGGAAATTTAATGCTAATCTCAAAGCATAAGCTTCTTCTCCCTTATCATTTGAATATATTTGGGGTAATCTTCTTTTCCTCCCAAATAATGATACCAGATGCCCATTCTTTCTAAGGAATTTCTCTTGTTTCTTCAAGAATGTCTTCAACTTGGGGTGTTGACCAAAGAATATGTCCATTTCCTTTTGGGCTTCTTCTGGTGTAACTATAATACCAGATTTTGGGTCAGATAGTTTTACTGCTAGTAATTTTGCACCAATTCCATAAATAAGTCCAAAAGCAATTTGTTTAGCTTGCTTTCTTCTCACCTTCCATATCTTATGTTCTGGATGATTTTCATCCTCATATATCTTAAGAGCTTCTTCATAGGGTATATGATATTTAGTAGCAGCAATTGCTAAGTGAGGGTCCTGACCAGAGTTAAAAGCATTAAGATAAGTTTCATCTCCAGATAGATGAGCCATAATTCTTAATTCTGCCTGGCTAAAATCACTAGCAATATATAAGGTTCCTTTAGGAGCTTTTAATTGTAATTTAATATTGGGGTCTACGGATGTCTTGGGGATTTGTTGAGCATTGGGTTCTGCAGAGGATAATCTTCCACTTGTAGTCCCATGAATAAGAAATCTTCCATGTAATCTATCGTCATCTTGAACTTTTTCATTCCAACCCTCTATATAGGTTTTATACATCTTCTCTAAACCTCGTAATTCAAGAAGCCTATCAAGGAAAATTGCCTTAGGTGAATCGGGTTTTTTAACGGTTAACCTTAGATTAGTAAGAGTCTCTTCATCTGTACTTGGTTTACCGGATTCATTATTCTTAATTACCTCAAAATGAAAACCTTCTTCCGAATACATCAATGCAGGTAAATCAACTGAACTACCCAAATTGATAGGTCTTATTAATTCTTGTTCCTTTTTAGTTGTGAATATACCTGCCTTAATATTTGAAATTTTCTGTTCCCTTGATGCAATCTTACGTTTATCCTTTGGGTCATTATAATCTAACTCTTCAAGTTCTGATTCGATAGATTGGATATACTTATCAACCTTTTCTTGGTTATACTTCTTTTCGAATTTCTTTACTCTTGGCAAATCATATATAGCTTGTCTAGCCGCATCTATTTTTGGTTTATATGTTTCCAGTAGTTGATTATTGAATTCTCTATCTAAATACAAACCATTCTTCTCTACTGAAGTGAGTACCCTTGATGCAGACATAATTAAATTCCTGAAGGTACTGTACAAACCAAGGTCAATCAGCTTCTTTTCAAAGAATATCATTAACCTAAGAGTATAATCCGTATCTTGACATCCATAATGGCAAAGTGGGTCTAACTCTTTTTTATCCCAAGGTATTTTATCGAAAGCATCTTGCTTCTCATAATTACCATACTCTGGTAAATACCTTCTTACCATTGATTTTAAATCATTAGGTTTTTCCTCGTTTAGTAGATATTTTGCAAGCATACCATCTAAACAAGTACCTCTATAGAATATTTGATATTTCTGGTTTATCTGGTCATCAAATTTCCAGTTCCATGCAACCTTGGTTATCTCATAATTCTCAATTACCTCTTCCCCAAATTTCCTTAGCATCTTTTTCCAATTCCACCCTGGAGATGTATAATCTTTTGTTTCGAAATGGTCTAAAGGAATGGAAGCACCAAACCCTGGCATCCAGGATACTGAGAGTATAGTTGGCTTAAAACCCTTATTATATATAGGTTCTGCATTTGTTTCATAGTCACAGCAAGCATAACCTGTAGCTTTACAACAAGCAATAAGTTTCTTAAGCTCTCTCTTGTTTTTTATTATTGTATACCGTGTCTCCATATTTTAAAATAGAAAAGGGACATACCCACCAGTAGTAGATACATCCCTCGTATATTAGTATTTTTCTTGTAAGTCTTCCAGATTAGAAGCTAATGCTAACCAATCTTTCTTATAAGCATGAAGAGAATCAATGGTATGATATAGATAACCCGGTTTTACTCCAACCTCTTTAGCTACATATTGCATGAGTCTCCATGCAAGATATACATCATTACCGAAATGGGTTATAAAATCTGAACTTCTTTGATGATAGCAAATATGCAATACCCTCTCTCCTTTACCATTCTGACGGATAAGGAAATCATAATACATAGAACATGGGATACGTTGTCTACCGCCATAGTATAAAGTATCATCATGGTCGAATATGGGTATAATTGCCTTTCTTGTATCTGGATCTCTCTTTAAAAGAAGAACTAAATCTTTTATTAATACTTCACCCATTCTCTCATTGTATGTGTAATCGAACATACCCTTTTCATCAAGGAATTGTTCCCATAAATCTTTTCTTAATTTCCAAGCTTCTCCTGGATTTATATCATTAGGGGATATTCTTTCTTGGAACTCTGCATCTGCCCATTCTCTTGAATGAGAGAATACGAATAACCATACCGGGTCTCCCAATGAAGTTAAACAATATTGTTGGCAAATGAGTTCTTTAGTAATAAAATCCTCATTACCTTCAATGACTTTATTTTGATAGGTCTTTGGTTTTACAAGTTGACCATAACTGTTGAGTTCTCTGCCAGTTTCCGACATCAACTCAAAACTGTTCGAATATATCCTCATATAATATAAATATTTAATTGTATGACATTGTAGAACTAACCCAGGTCATATGCCAGTAGCGATATACAAAATTATCAAAATCCTCTACCTCTTGTAGTAAGAGAGGAATATTCGGTTCCCCTCCGTTCTTTTTAATCTCAAAAACTTGGTAATAGAATTTGTTTACTAATCCTATACGCTTCTGATTTAAAAATTCCTTAGCTTCCATTGTTCTTTTGTTTTAAAAGTTTCTTTTTATAGGCTTTACGTTGAGAGTAAGAGATTACATTCTCCGGGTATTCTATATCCTCATACTCGAGAAGTAATTCTTTTGCTTTCATTGATTTATATGTTTCTTCATATAAATCTGGTCTGAGCACTTTAAAACTTCTAAAGAATACCTTGAATGAAGAGAATTCCTTCTCTGTGCCCTTTTGGAATTTTTTCCATATCTCTTTTATCCTCTTATTCCATGAATTCTCCTCTGCTCCTTTAAGTACCTTCTTCAAAGGTTTATGGGTATGATACATTAGAAGTGTCTCCACATTTCCGTACATTTGAGTCGCAAATAGGTTGATTTGTACTGACTGGTCCGGCCCATATACGTACTCTGACATTCGTTGAATTAATAGGAAATCGAATATTAACCTCTTGGTAATTTCCGAAGCCCGAACTACCATTGTAATAACTGGGATGTCCTCCCCGAATCGTTTTGAAAAAGTCGCAGCTATTAGACATTGTTTACCGTTATCATGATGATTGTTAAACATATAAGTTATATTGTAATTCTGATTGTACTTATTTCTCAGTACTCTCAGTTTACTACGCAACAAGTCAAGCTTATTAAAATCTATGTAGTTATTCAATAAGCTAGTCCACTTAGTTTCTTTGTAATTGAAACATCTCCCATAATCAAATTCGGGGTCTACCCATGCTTTTCGTATTTTTATAAATACATTATACACTACTGCTACCCCACTATTAGCCATAGCTCCTTTCCCAAATAGGATTGGGTCTAATCTTAGGAATCCCTCATTGAGTTTTTCCCATGCTTCCTGTGAAGTAGCAAATTCTAACGAATGGAGGGACTCCTCCGTATTAAGTTGAAGCCCCTCTAATTTCTTATTCCAACCCGACATATAATTGGCTGATTTTTAATTGGTTACTAATAATTTGTAGTTTGCCTCCATAAATTGAGACGTTGTTTTTTAAAGAATAAACTAAATAATCCGCAAGGAGTAAACCCATTCATGGCTAAGAATCCCATATAGAGATAGAAAGCTTTTACTAATGATTCCTGAAAATCTATTTCTTTGGTCATTACTTGAGTTTGTTTCCAGGGTCTACACTTAAGGAAGTTCCTTGCTTTATTAAGTTCATATATTACTTCCCATAAATATAGCTTCTCATTTTCATGAGATATCTCGCTCATTTCATGAAAACCTGGGGTATAAGAAACTATCTTATCATACTCTGCTCTATCCTCTCTTGCCCAATCGGTTGAACTTAATATAGGATATTTCCTTACACTTCGATGATCTGGGTACTTGATGAGTAGGTCTTTGACTCCGATTGCCATTACCTCAAATAAACTCTTTGCATCTTGGTATTTCAGAATATCTTCTGGCAATATATTAGAATACAGAAGCAAAGTAAAGAAGAATCCCAAAGCATCTGCTTGTTCTTCATTTGCATTTGCTAGATGGTTTAATACCTGAGTATATTCCTCTGAGGTTAAACAATCATTATTCCATCCATAATCACGATATATAGATACTACTTCATCAGTAGATTCGAATCCTTCGGTTAACTCTTCAATAACTCTACCAATAAAATCCTTTAGAATAACTTGGCTCTTTGGATTATTTATATCTAATGGGTAATCTGGTAGCTTTTCTATGGATTTATACCCAGAGAATTGCTCTATCCCAAGAACATACATTTCCTGTAGTACCCGTGCCTCAGTTTCTTCTAACTGAGGCACTTGTTCATTTATATTCCTTATGTCCATGATTATTTACTTCCTGATGAACCAAAACCATTCCCTCCTCTACTTCCCCACATCTGGGATTCAGTATAAAATTCCTCTTGTTGAATCTCTTCTGGTTCAGTAATATAGATAGGTACATGAATAAATTGTACCAGCTTCTGGCCAGCCTCAATAACCTGGGCTTCTTGAGAAGTGTTGTATACTCCAATGTGTATCTCTCCAACATAGGGAGAATCCACTATCTCGGCAGTAAAGATTAATCCTTTCTTAGTAGCTATACCAGATTTGTTTGCTGCCATTAGCATAGATGCAGGCGGTTCTAACAAACCTTTGATACCCGATGGGATAAGTATCCTATGCCCAGGTTGTAAAGCTATATGCCTTACGAAATGTTCACTAAAGGGTATATCCAAATCATACCCTCCTGAATCGAACCCATTCTTAGAATGGATATCCTCTGAAGTCAGGTTGGTTGGTACATAAAAATCTAACCCAGCATCATTTGGGTTTGCTCTGTTGGGAGATACTACCTCCCTTACTTTGATAAATCTAAATCTGTTCATAATATATTACATTTACGTAAAAGTTGTCCAAAGGTTAATTTCTCGGGTCTAGAAACATGTACTCCCAATGAATTACACATTCTGATTACATCGGTAGAACCTTCCATACAAAGGTTAGCAAGTACATCTTCTTGCTTTACAAAATAGTTTGGGTTGTTAAGGTATACCTTGAACATAGCCCATATCATCTCTATTGGTTTCATTATTTAGTACACTCTTTATAAAGTTCTCTAATACGTTTTCTTGGTACTTCGAATTTCTCAACGGTTTTGGTAATAACCTCTTTTCTGTCTTTCCCTTTCCGAATCAAGCCTCGGATGTATTTCTTGATACCAACGGTATCTTCAAGTACATCTAAATCCTTGTATTGATTCTTCTGTTCAAGTTCTTTTCTTGTAATGTTCAAGTTCTGTGACATCTTAAATGCACATAGCTCTGAGTCTCCGCATAGTTTACATTCCTTAGTTGATAAATCATATCCAATACCAAAGCAAGGGTCTCCATTAGTTCCCAGAGTACTAACATCTATGGGAGTAAGAATATCTTGCTTCGATAAGTCAGGAAGTTGTTTCTTTTTCTTAGCCATTATATATCTTTTTTTACGTTTATAAAATGTATATTTCACTGTTATCTTCTATGGGAACATAGGAATAACCGATGTTATTTATAAATAGTTCCCTGAGTTTATATAATTCTTGGTATGAATTTCTATCATGGCTCTCTTGACATACTTTGACTACCATACCATTACTCCAGTACAAACAAAAGAAATGAGTAAAACATTCGGGGGTATTTTGAGAAGTTTCCAAGTTTGATATCCATATCAAATCTCTACAGTTGAATACATGTTTAGGATTATGTACCTCTCCCACAACAAGAGACTTAAACGACTTAAACCATTCTTTAATCTTCTTCATCATAAGTGTAATTAAGGTGTTTACAATGGGGACAGACCCATTCTTTTAAATGCCATCCCTTGATTTCTAAATCCTCTTTATGAAAACGTTTCTTACATGAATGGCATTGATAGCCATCCTTAGAAAGTATGAAGTCTAAAGCGAGTATTATTATCATAATAACAACCGCTGTAATTAAAATATATTTCTCCATCACTGAAAGCCTTTGATTTTCTTTTTAGTGTTATTGGGTTTTCCTTAAGAGTACCCAGCAATAAATACCTGATGCAGAGATTTGGATTATCTTCCAACCATCTGATAATAGAGTAGTTAGTTTAGTATCATCCTCATCTCTGATACATATTAGTTTATCATTATTCATAATGCCTATATGCTTATTAATTGTAATCTTCTTTTCCTCCTACGGAGAAAAAGTAAATACTCATAGTACTTCTAGTTAACTCTTAATAAGGCTATGGTTAGGATGTTTCTTCCATAGCTTATCTAACAGTATTACTTTCAATTCTTGTCTCTGATAATATTGCTTCCTATGTTTACCATGCCTATCTAAATAATTCCCGGGATAGTGAAGGTCATCCAGGTACACTTTCTTTTTAGATTTATCAGTTCTTACCAAACGACCAAGAAACTGAATAGATTTTTCCTGACTATCCATGCTTGCTGCATTAAGTAAATACCTAAGCTTAGGAAAGTTTTTACCTCGAGCAATGATTGTAGTTGATACCAGGATATCTATTTTGCCTTCCCTAAAATCCTTCATTATTTGTTGTCTTAACTTAGAAGGAGTATTAACATGCACATAGGCAATATTATAGGCATCGCCCAGTTTCTTTTTAAAGAACTTATATAGATTTTCACAATGTGCAATATGCTTGCATACTACAAGAGCAGGATATCTACCTTGATTAATATTCCATCGTAATCGATTATAAGCCATGGTCCACGCGGTATTATTTTCGGTAATAGAATCATCATATATCTCCTTATAGGATATACAATCAGATTCCCAATTACCATACCAAGGTTTACCGGGTACCATCTTTACGATAGTTTTAGTTGAGTAACCCTTCTTGATGGAATCCTTAAGTTTAAACTCAGCAATCACTTTACCAAAGAAACATTCTAGGTTCATGTTCTTGACCTTATCCTTAGCAAGTTTACTCATATAAATGGTACCAGATAACCCTATACGAATTCTGGTATTAAACAGTCGGGTGATTACATTCTGATATTGCTTACTACCTCCCTGGTCAGCCTCATCCACAAGTACCATATCTATTTGAGATAATTCCTTTTGATAGAACCTCATATTCCTTGAGATGGATTGAACCATACCTATAGTAAAGTTACTCCAGTTTAAAACCTTGCCTTGAACAAAAGTGATATCTTCTCCCGGAAGATATTGCTTAAATTCTTCTCTAGCTTGATTTAACCAATCTGAGTCATTAGTTATTAGCAAAGTCTTTAACTGCTTCTTATAGGTTAAATATAAAGACGACATGATAAGAGTTTTACCGGCATTAACCGTGTAATCTAATACACCAATATGGAAAGGTGTATCACCTACTCGATTATTAATCACAGACTTAACTGCTTTCTCTTGCTCGGGTCTTAATTTATATTTACCTATATTCGTAACTACTTTACTGACTTTAGGTAATGGTTGTCTCATATCTACAACTTTAGGTTTAATCCCCATTTCAATACACATATCGTATACCTTAGGAAGTAAACCTATTTTAAATTGCCCAGTCTTGGTAATGTAATGAATCTTACCGTCCCAATTCTGCATACCTCTTTGCCTTGTACGTAAGTAGAAAGCATTCGGATGTCGAATGGCAAACTCATTATAAAGTTTCTGTGCGAACTTAAGAGGTAAGTCAAGTTCGCACATATTCCCATTCTGAATAATTATCTTACTCATTTGATAATTACCGTTACACCCTTAGTAGATTTATCCATACCCATTGCTTCCTTGAGAAGTTTAATATGATGCTCCTCATCCGCAATCAATTTCTCAAGGAAATAATTCACGTCATCGTAATCTGGGCGTTCTTCGTATTGAGCAATTGCTCTTTGAATTTTCTTGTAGTGACCAATAGTTTCTATCTCGGAATTCAAAGCAATCTTTAAAGCTTGTTCCCAAGTAGAACCAATCTCAATCGTAGGATTAATATTCATGGTAGAGTAATCCTCATAGGGATCGGACTTTTGTAAAAAGTCCGATATCTTATCAAGGTGTCTCATCTCTACCAAACCAATACCCAACATCAATTCTGATATTTCTTCAAATCTAGAAGACTGTTGGGTATACATAATGATGGCACTTAGTTCTGAGAACTTGGCATTCTTCCAAATCACATAGAACATATTAATTATCTCATCAGGCCATGGTTCGATATCCTTAAAATCTGGATAATCCACGGATTGGTCTGAATACTTGAGGACATCTATAAAAGCATTAGCTGCATCCTCTACTCTGTTTCCGAAAAATTGTAAACCTTTCATATCATTTTCTTATTTTATCCCAAAGGGAACCTTCAACTTCTGGTTCACCTTCAAGTAGTTGTTTATTCTTATATTTATATAAATACTTATTGTATCTTTCAATTGCTTTATCCGTATACATTTGTGCAATATCCGGTAACCCATTGCACCATGCAAGAGATTCAAACTGAGCATCGATGAAGGTCTTATAATTCCAGCCCTCCTCTTTTAGGAATTCACCTACCTTTGCAAAGTGTACATACTTCTCGGGTTGATTTTCATAAGACTCATATATACCAGTTGCCTTAGCAATCTTACCTATGAAATAATCATGTATCTCTTTAGTAAGTTCTAAATCTGAATGTTGTAATTCTATCTCAGCATCTATCTGATTAGTAATGTTATCCTGCATAGATATTAACCTTTGCATAACATTCCTATAATCAGTCATCCTTTTTAGTCCAGTCTCTATATACTTGATAAAACCTTCCCTGGTATCAAGTTTAAAATCCTCACAAAAGGTATTACATATCTCTGCAAGCTTTTTACAATTTGCCCATTCTCGAGAATTACTTTCATTTATTTTACGAACTCCCCTATGCTTTAACTTTATACGAGTTGCATATAAAATATCAGCAACAAGGGCAGCATCCCCCTTAGATGCTAGTAAAATGTTATTAACTCTCTTAGTATTCTTATTATTAGAAACTAAGACTGCTCTATGATTTATTGCCTCCTTTCGAGCAATAACAAAAAAAGCCTCAACTGGGAAGTTATCTACCTCTAGGGTATTTAATATTTCCTCAAACTGAGACTTAGTTATATGGATAGATGGTTCACGCATAAATATATTATTTTATAATATAATAGGAACTCCCTATTTCAATGAGTTTCTGATTGATATCAATTCTTGATAACTTTGGTACCTGGTAGCATATACTAACTTAAGTGTCTGACTTCTCCCTAAATCATTTACGTCTTTTCCGTCTGGTAAAAACACCACCTTGACTTTCTTATAGTTAATAAGCTTGAGACCCAAGTTGATGGCATATTGCTTGGCATCTGGGTCCAACAGTATAATAAATCGTTCGCATTGGGATTTAAGTAGCTCATTGACTTGGTAGGCACTAATAGCTTTGCCCATTGTGGCAATGCCTCTATCCCCCATTGTGAGAGCATTAAGTGCTCCCTCGCATATGAATACCGACCGGTACATTTCCAATGCGTCATGATTAAATATGATAAATTGCTTTCCAAGACCTGTGATATCTTTGTCAGGGTTGTTATACCGTGGTCCCTTACCAATGACGTTACGGGCATTGTAGTATTTAAGTTGTCCCTTGTAATAAAAGGGGATAATAAGATACCCGTAGAATGGTTGAATTGTGCCATAGCCAATGCCATATCTCGAAAAGCTACTGATATCAAATCCACGCTTCTTAACATAGCCTCTGATGCTTTTCGCAAGTTGGCTTTTTCCAATTGAGATATTTCGAAACCCTTCAGGTAAGTAGATTGGTTTTCCTTCAGCGAGTTCGATTTTCTCTTCCTTAAATGTAAGTTCATCAAATTGTCCATTGTTCAAAAAATTAAGTAGTTCATGATATTCTGTAAACCCTTCGATATCCATCACCAACTGAGAGGGTGATGGGTGAGCATTGCATCTAAAGCAATTGGTTCGATACATTGAAAGGTTTACACCTAACTTATGTTCCCTACCGCAGTAGGGGCAAGTAGGGACCCTCATCCAGCCATGTCTATAATCGTAAGCTCCAAGTCTTTTAACAAAGTAAGTACGGAGCTTAGACTTAAATTGATTTGTTATTTTCATTCTGAATTCTCCTTATCTCTTTACGAATAACCTTCCTTATCCTTTTTAGGTCTTCTAAATCCAGATTACCTATGGAGGTAGTTTGCCAACCATTATGAGATATTTCGAGGGCATATCCATCGGACCACCTATCCTTTACTATCTCTACTTTCTTTGTTCTCACCTTTTCTTCCTCCCACAGTTATTACAATAATATTCGGTTTTTCTTTTGGTATAATACTGAGCTTTCTTTCTACCTCCTTTATGAGAGAAGATTGCTCTACGAGGACGTTGCCTATATTCATAAGAATGTACAGCAACCCATTCATGATAACCTAACTTGCATTTAGATATCTCCAGTAGTTCTTTCCCTTTTCTTACTATCGGCATCCGGGTTATCTTTCTTCTTAAATTGCTCATCCAATTTACTGCCATATACTTCGTCATATTGCTTACGTTGTTCTTTGGTAAACTCTGTACATCTTTGTCTTTCGACATCACATTTGAATAAAGCTCTACCGGAAGGAAGACCATCTCTCTGTACTACTATCTCAGCTCGAAGAATATTATCCTTCTCTTCTTGTTCGGTAGAGTTAAGACCCATGATAACTTGGGCATTACGTACAATGGCAATTGACCCAGAGATATCATTCTCATCATATCGGGTAAGTCTATGCTTCTTACCTTCACGAGTAATATGGTGAGCAGTCCATATAATATCCAGGTGTAATTCTTCTGCTAAGTTTTGCAGGTCTACATATACATTAGATATTCTTTCGAAATCCTCTCTGTCTCTAGATATTGATGCAAGCTTGCCTGCATAGTCAACCATTAATACCCTTATATCTATGCCCTGGTTACGCAATTGGATTATCTTCTCCCTGATATACGTAACATCTGTAATCATGGCAGGAACCCTTTCAACTACCAACTCAACTCCGAACCTTGCAAGCTTTCTTAAATGCTTTGCCTCGAGTTTATCATATTCACCTGAATATAATTCCTTCTTGGTTTTATTAATACTTGATTGAATGAAACGGTCCATGATTTGGTCCTTACCATTTTCTGTATCTATATATAATACTGACTTCTTCATTCTGAGATAACCTCTTGCAAGGTTTACCATAAAGAATGTCTTCTTTGCTTTGGGTTTATCCAATATCACATTTACAGAATGCTCTGGATAACCTCCTGCATTGGTAAGGTCATTCAATTGCCTATATGGGCAAGGTATTACTGATGGTTCAGATTGTCTTTTAAACTGTCTTTCTGTAACATCTCGTATCATATATAGGGGTTCATCCTCTTTCTTAGGTTTACTTTTCTGTAGTACCTTTTCAATCTTCCTTGAATACTCTTCATATTGTTCGAAGTTATCCAAGTCGAAGGAATCATTTAGGTTCTTCATTTCAACGTAAGTAGAGAACTGATATATCCTTTCCTTGATATATTCTGAATCAGATAAAGGAATATGATACAGATTGCTTATCAGTTTTTGAATACTGGGCAAGTCATCCTTAGTTACTAAATCGACGTATGCCTTTGATTCTAGCAATTCTTTTATCACCTGCTTCAGGATATTTTCTGAAGGCATCTTGCCTTGCTTTTTAAAATACTTTGATATGCCCTCGAATATAAGAGCATGTTCTATGAGAACCAGATAACTTGATTTAACCCGACGTAGGACTAAACCACCTTCTTTATCCCTTAAAATGAACCGGAGTATCTCTAACTGGAAGTCCGGAGTGAAACTAAATTTAACTGAATCTTTAAACTTTTTCATATCTATATTGCAATATTTATAAACTAATAGATTTTGATAGTACCGAGATAGTTCTGAGCATGTTGACAACTATCTAGAAACATACTAATCCACTACCTTAAGCTCAAGTATATTTAATATTATTATTTTATATAAGAAAAAATACTTATATTTGCATAACGAATATTTAAAAGAACATGGGAAAAAGTAAAGGAAATAATGGCTCAGAGCTTCATAGATTAAAACCTATGCAGGAATATGATGAAGCTACATTCAACAGACTTTATAAAGTTTGTAAGCCAGTAATCAGAAATCTTACCCGACAGATTGATTATAAAAGGTTTAATCTTACACCTGATATCATTCAGTCTTATTTCTGGGATAAGATGTTATTTGTTTTCAACAAATACTATGGTGAATGTACTGAAGAACATCTTAAAGCAAGAATCCTTGCATCACTTAGTACATTCAAGAATAAACTACTTCGTTCGGCATACGGAGAACAAGCAGAGTATAATCAAAGTCTCTTTAAGCTTGATGATTTGTTTGATAATGACAAAGAATTAGAGGATGATAGTGAACAAGAGAAAGCTAAATCCGAAATGCTTGATATGATGTATAAGTATATGAAGGATAAACTTTCTCCCGATGCCTATCTCCTATTCGAGGTATTATTAACTCCCCCTCCTTTTATTAAAGAGAGGCTTGGAGATAGTACTCGAATTACCAACATAATGCTTATAGAGTTTTTCGAAATGCCTAAGACTAATGATTCTATGAGATATATCTCAGAACTTAGACAAGATATCCAATACTGGGAAGATAGAGCTAAGGAAGAACTTAAGTATTAACACAAAAGAAAAGGGACGTTTCCCAACGTCCCTTCCCAACAGATTTTCAAAATCAACTATGCAAACACGATTTGTAAAGTGTCAAATACTAATAACTAATTCAATCTATATTATGAAGTGGAATGAAGTTACTTAGGATGATATCTTTTGGATATATCGTAATGTAATAGTCGGTGGCAATTTTTCGATATTCAAAGTCTCTACCGAAGTCTCTTGTAAGAAACTTTCACCAAGCAAATTCCAGCTCACTACAATAGCACCATCCTGGATTCCTTTAGTTGGAGTTCCTCTACCAAAGTCACCATTTAAACCTGTCTCTCTATTAAAGAAAGATTGAGGACGAACGTTCTCCCAGTTGTTAGCATTATCCTGCTTACCTTTGGATACACCAAGAGCATGTCTATGCTTAGGCAAATCATCACCCTTAATCTGGATAAGGAAGTTACCCTGAGTAGGGGTATAATAATCTCCCACATTCTGCAACATAGTTTCATCACCAATTTGAATACCTCCTGCTTGATAACCTATAACTATTCTACCAGATGCCTTAGTATATTCTGCCCATCCTTCTGGTATTACGTCGGTTTCCCAAAGGATAATAGAACCGATTGGGAGATTAGCAGTACTCAGAGATTCGGCAAATTCTTTTCTGATTGCCTCAAGTTGAGCATCGATATATTGTTTAATGTTCAGTGAGTTACCTGCTTCATCTACTACTGGGAACCCAGTATTCATCTCTTCGGTTCTCCTTATGGATTCCTTGAATGAACTATGAGTTGCAGTAGTAAAGGGTATCTCTTGAAATTTACCTTGGTAAGGTACGATGGCAAAGTTCTCATTTCGTTTTGTCATTGCATCGGTTCCCTTACCATAGATACCGATAAGAACAACTGAATTTTTATTATTAGAGTAATAAGGGCAAGCACTCTCTACCATCTCTAGAAGATTGCTATAGGTCATATTATAATCAGAATATACATCACTATTGAGTATACTCGGGGTACGATTGGCCTCTGCAATAGGATAATAGATATCGTTAGCCTTCTTAAATAAATCATAGAAGCTTTCTGAAGATTCATTCCAGTAGGCTACGAAATCTACTGGGTTATCTACGGGTTCTGAGATAGTAGTATGTACTGCGAAGAGTATTACTTCTTCGGTTGAGCCCTGGGTACCTTGGATGTTCTCAATGGTAAGGGTTTGCTCATCAGAGATAAATACATACCCATCTCTTGAGATACAACCGAAGTTTACATCAGGTAATTCTCCATCCTCTGAAGCCTTTGCCATGTACCTTGCCATGATACGGTCTTTGATTACATTAGCATACTTACTTCCTGATACTCCTTGAGGAGATACGGTTAACCTATTACCATTTATGGTGGCTGAGCCAAAACCACAGAATGGTCCTAAACCAGAAGGAGCAGCAATTGCCTCTGCTGCTTCCTTTGATTTAATGATACCTTCATACTTAAAGTACGTCTTCATTATTGTTATTTTTAAAGTTATTCTTTTGTTCTGCCATATCCTTAAATGCTTCACCCAAATCCTTGAACTTGAGGGTTAACAGTTTAAAGAGAATCTTCCATATACTGTACTTCTTTTTGATACCATGTATTTCGCAGATATGTCCATAGATACTATCTACTTCAAAGCAATAGCATAATACCATTCCAGTTATAGATACTACGATTGGGTCCATCCCATAAGGTTCACCTATGGCCTTACCAAGTACAGCTCCCAATAAAACATAGCAGATATAATCTACTATCTTATTTAGAGTTCTTCTTCCAGCTCTAGACTTTCGAATTTCTATACCTTGGATTCTACTGGCAGATACCCCAAACCATAAATCTGATAGGATTAAAATTATTGCCAGTACTATCATCCATCTCAAATCATAAAGAATTTGAGTACACTCTCCCAATATGCCCACAGTAAATGTCTTGAATAAAGACTGAGTTGTGGTCTCAGTGATTCTATCGATTGTATTTATCATTGTTCTACTATTTGCCAAGATTGATTACTGTAGGTTGTAATGGTGAAGGTCTTTTCCGATAAGTCATCGAAATCCCATTCCAACTTTTGAGGATTAACACTTAATAGGTCTGCATCTACTACTGTGAACTTAGTTCTCTTAGAAGTATCTGCAACGGATTCAAAGATATATTCCCCTGCTTGAGCAGTAATGAATTCATAACCTTGTCCACCAGCATCATAGGTATTAACCTTGCCCACTTCCCTAATTCTACTATCGAAATCTGGTTTATTCGAAGTACACTTAATTAAGGTAGATACTTGTTTAACAGTACCCTTTAGTTCGGCATACTCTGGAGTACAAGATATCTCAATGATAGTTGGATAATCTTCCAGGATTACTTGACATCTTAGAGAAGAACCATCATCTGCTACAAAAGTATAGGTACCGGCCTTGGTAAGAGTAATCTCTTCACCCAGATTATAGGTTTCCCCAGTCTCATCACAAGTAGCAGTACCATTTACACTTACTCCATTCTTCATCTCTTCCAGTGAGAACTTACAAGCAGACTTCTCATCTACCAAAGCATATACTGCATAGGTATCATCGATTTGATCTTCAGGCAAAGTCCAATCTGGCTCTTGCCAATGTTCATCGGTAGTATCTGAAGGAACTATCTTTAGCTTATTCTGATATACTGTTGGAGAATTGCTTACGGTCCAGATAGTCCTTGCAGATGGGTAAGCTACAGATTGGAAAGTATAAGTACCTGACCTATTAGTAGTATATACATAACCATTTTTAGCATCGAATACTTCCCCAGTTTCTACTACTCTTACTCTGTAGTCATCACCATTACCTGAGATACGTTGAATACTTACTGTAGTCTTGGCTGAGCCATTGAACAAAGTAGAAGATGGTGGGTTAATACTAACTCGATAGATTGCGGTCTTACCAGAAGTTACTTCGAAGATACCTACACCTTCTTCGGTTTCTCTTTTATCAAGAGTACACCTAAACTTATAGGTACCATAACTACTGGCAGTAAATTTATCGCCATTCTTAAATAACTTAGTGTCACCTACCAACCTGCAGTATAAGTCTCCAGTAAAGGATTCCGGGTAATTAGATTCGATGGTTAAGGTAGTAGTTGCATCACGTATACTTTGTTTATCACCAACTCGAAACTCTGATGGAGTACATCTTACCTTATAAGTAATCTCTTGTCGGGTTACTACAAAGGAAGTTTGTTTTACTGGGAACTCTACAATCTCAAAGTAATAAGTACCTGGTTCTTTAAATTCCCAAGTTGCTCCTGATACCTTTACTTGGTCAGTCCCTGACAGTCGAACATTACAGGTTTTGATTTGTCCCTTATAGGATACGTTAGCCCTTACTACTGTATATACACTTAGCTTTGATGGGGTTATCTCTGCAGTAACTGGGTCACAGGTAATTGAGTATACCCTGTTATAAGATTCCTGACCTACAGTGATTTGGGTTATCTTGGAGTTATCCCCAACGCTTCTGAAATAATAAGTACCAGCTCTTGGTATATTAAATACAGAACCACTGGGGTGTTTTGTATATCCCCAATTTACCTTATCACTTGATATCTGAAACCTTAAATCAGCATTAGGCCAATCAGCAGTTACAGTTACCATAACTGGTACTTCGAATACTTCAGAAGTTATCAGATTTGGTTGGTCTGGGTTTACCAGTTCTGCCTTGATTGCATACCCATCATTTACTGTAAACCCATATTGGATATTGAAGGATACGTGGTAAGGTATGAACCTTCTGAAGAAACTTTCTACTGCTTCTCTAAACCTTCTGAAGGCTTCTGAATTCGAAGTATAGCCATGACCTGTAAGGCTAAAGGTTACTGGTATACATTGAGAACAATCGAAGGTATTATCATAAGAATACTTATCATCATACAAGAAGTATTGGTCGAAATAAGGATGGCCTTTTATCCAACCATCATAAGAATCTGCCTTAGCAGGGTCTGAGACTGTACAGGTTAACCCATATAGCCTCATCATTATTTCGAAGAATTCAGATGTACCTCGTATCTTAAATAGAGATACTGAATATCTTAGAATGTTTCTTACTTGAGTACTGGTTAAAGTAAAGGGTCCCTCCTTTGGTATTATCCAAAGCTTTGATAATTCCTGGAGTTTACTGTCTGAGTAGAAACCATTAAAGTACTCTGACCACTTCTGGGCATCTATGGTGTTCCCATAAGCGAAGGGCATTTCTCCGAGGAATTGCCAAAGAAAGTTGAGATACATGTCTGGAGTTTTATCTATATCGATAATATCCAGAATGTTATCAATGTCTTTAGTAATATAATCTTCAAAATGCTCTCCACAAATTTCTAGAAACCTCTCCAGAATGCCCTTACCATTTACCTTATAAGTATCCTGGTCCTTATATTCGAATGGTAAAAAATCAATTAGGTTTTTGAGGTTTATCATACTATCTCATTTACGGTTAGTGTTAACTGTGAAGCATTTTCGAATACCGGTAAATTAAAACCTGGGTCTTCGTAATCATGATTGGGTTCTGATACTGTAATTGAATAACGGTACCCAGATTGGTAACTGTTGTTCTGTATATCTAAGGAGAAGTCAAACCCATTTGCCTTATCTACTACCTGGAGTGAACTACCAACAGAACCAGTAGCTACATAACCATTCGATACTGAACGTACTGTGAAAGTCGTAGATGAATTGAAGGTTATGAAGTAGGTCATAGACCCAGTAGCTTTATTCAATTTGAATTGTCCCAATGCAAGTTCCTTGTTGCCATAGATAGTAGTAGGCCAAGGCTTGATATAGAACTTGGTAAGGTGTAGGTAATCTACAGTAGACAGATTATCAATCAGAGCATATATATCGGATACCCTTACGCTTCCTCCAATCTCTGCTTGTTCTGGAGAGTAGGCATTGTATAAAGCAGTAAGAATTTGGGTCTGTATCTCGGCAGTCTTATATGATTTCTTCCCTGTGACATCTATCTCCAAAATGATTTGAACTTTTCCTGCAGATTTAACCTTGAGCCAGGTAGTCATTGGTGCCCTTTGAGATAGTAAGTTATATACTCTACTGATTAACTCAGAAGAAGCTACTGCTCCACCATCTGGGCTAATATATACCGTAAGTTTTCTACCACATTCGTAATCTGCTTTTGCCTTGTTAACACCATCAACTAACATTGCCAGGCTTTCAAAATCCTCTTTGGTAATTGCTACTCCCAAAGTCTTAACACTCAAGGGTATATGTTCCTTGAGCATAGTGAAGTTCTCATAATTAGAACCACCTCCGGCATCATAAGCATTACTTACGGTGGCATCTGTAATTGATGAAGATATAACTGAAGGTACTGAGGTAATTGTATTACTCTTTACATTACCCTGAGAACCGTTGGTTAAGTAGAATACTACATTGGTTATCTTTGCACCTGCTGCAGGTTTCTTACCAAAGGTACCATCCCCAAACATGATATAGGGGTTTAGGGATTCATCTACCGATACCATAAAGTGTTTATCAGTAGGTTTAGACTTTGCAAAGGTTTCTACTAATACCCAAGATTCCCCACCTATCTGTAAAGACATAGAGCCATGTTCATAGTACTTACCATTGGGTAAAGTTCCCAGGTTAAGTTGTACCCTATCTCCTGTGGGTATTACCATGTTATTGAGAGCACTTGTAGTATACTTCTCATGTTGAATAATGGGTACCTTGCAGGTAGTTACATTTGAATACCAGGTAACATCTCGGGCAGATAACCAACTGTTACCACTTTGGTCTGTAAATAGAGTCCCTTGTGGTATGGTTAACTTTGCACCAATAGAGTTACCAGTAATGCTTCTAGATAAGATTACATCTACGGTAGCGGCAATCGCTGCTCGAGCATGGTAATCTACCAAGGCACCATGTTTAACTACCGAATCATATCTACGAGCTGTAGATAAGAAAGTTTCCCTTGCCATATTGTCTACATAGTAATGTAGTACTTCAGCAATCGCTGCAAACAAGGAGAGAATGATAATAAGGATGTTTCCCTCCGAATAGTCCGTTATGAGTTTCTGACCATCCTTGTCCTTAAGACCCATAAGGGATTCTACCAGCTTGGCCTTAATTTGTTGGTAAGACCTCTGGTATGGGTTAAGCCATTTATTTGTGATTCCCATATTATTGTGTATTTAATGAATTATCCGAGTGATCATAGGTGATGTCGAGGTACTGACTAGAATTTGTTCCATTTACTACATAAGCTACTTCTATATGTATTTTTGCATCAACTCTAGTAACGGTGATGCTTTGGAAGGTTATTCTCTGTTCCCATGCACCTATGGCTTGTTTTAAAAACTCTTTAATTATAAAACTTAGGGCTTGTGAGTTTGGTTCCTCAATACATTGCCAAAGTTTACTACCAAAGTTTTCCTGTCGAAATCTCTGGCCAATCATGTAATATAGGATAGCACTTATATTATCCCGGATAAGTTTGAAATCCCCATTGACTGGGTACCAACCGGTTTCTCCCTTTTCATTTCGAGTAAGTTGAATAGGAAACGTTACTCCTATACCAACTATATCTGTGAAGTAATTCTTTTCCATTAGTGTATACAAGATTTATCCTCATAATCATCAATCTGAAATTGTGAGAATGGTTTAGTTACTTGAGTTACAGTAGGACCTGAAGAACCTGGTCCAGTAGTTACACCTGAGTGTACATGAGAGTTGAACATACTTCTTAATTGTTCGAGTTCCTTAACCGTTTGGTTTAGTTTCTCGGTTAGCTGTTCGATGTTGATGATACCTCTATTTTCTCCCTCATTTATTACTACGGTATCACCTGAATTAATACCAATGCTTTTCTTAGAAGCCACCACTACGTCTGACTCAGAGTATACAGATACCGTACCATTGAAGTATAAGTTCAGAGTTCCTTCATCGTCATTAATAACAATCAGATTACCTTCTGGAGTAACTAAGCCCATCTTATTGGGTCCATTCAAGGGTTCAGGGATTTGTTGTAATCCCCATCCATGATATTCCCAAAGAGGTTTAGTTGGGTCTCCGAATTCGAAAGTAACAAAAACTATATCGCCTATCTTAGGAGCCAAGAACTTGAAGCCTGTACTAATTGAACCATGTTGTCCTTTTGGTAAGGCCCATGCAAAAGTACCTCCCATTACTTCTGGGATACATACTTTCACCCTATTCATATTCTTCTCAGTATCTTCATTGTCTATGACTATACCTCGATAAACTGAGTAGTACCTACCAAGGCCTTCTAGGCCTTCTTCGGTTATTATCTTTGCAGTTTCGTATCCCATAATTACTTAATCTTATTTTTCTTTAGGTATTCCTTGAAGTTCTTCATGGCCACTGCCTGATAATCAAATTTAACCCAATAATCATCTGGCACCTGAACTTCCTTGATTGTAATCTTGCCAGATATGTACTTACCGGTAGATGTAGTAAGATTACCTTCACTGATAATCATACCTTCGGCTTTTTCAAGTGGGTCTTTTGCAACTACTTCGGTATAGTAAGCTTTCTTCCGTATAAACTCATCTGCAGCTCTCCAGTCTTTTAATTGACCATTCTTGTCCATGAAGTTCTCTACGAAGTATACTACCTCGTTATAGGTGAAGTCAAGTACCAATTCATTAGTATTACTCAAAGCCTTTTTATCTTTACCCTTATCCGTCTTACTGTTTGCCTTAGCTTCATTGGCTACAATAGTTTGAGTAGATAAACCGGACTTAGCTGTAACTGAACCTGATTTACCAGCATTCTTAACTAATTCTAAATTAGTTACATAACCTTGACCTGCATCCATAGAGTGAGTACACTGTTTAATATACCAAGGTCCTGACCAACGTTTACCTACATTCTCAATTATGATAATCTGAGATGATGCTAGAGAAGGTCTGCCCACTACTTGCATTTTACATACAATACGTTTCTCTGTATGCTTTAAACCGCCATTAGCATTAGCATTAGCTGCCCAAGCATATTTATCGGCTCCCCCATATCTACCAAATAGGTTATGATAAAGCTTATAGATGGGCACATCCATATTAGCCTTTTTCCAATGTTGTACTTTCACACTGATACTGTAAATTCCCAAGCTTTGATTAAGAGGGTTCTTATACTTGATAACTGGAGTGTCATCTATTACGATTGAATACGGGTCATCTTTTAAAGCTTGTATACCTCGATTTACACTTGCCATGTCTTCAGATCCCCAAGCAGTAGCACCTCCCTTATTAGCATGTTGAGGGTCATAATCTCTTGGGTCTACATCTTCTACAGTCATGTAAGTCATTTGGTCTTCACCTTCAAATAGATACCTCTCATTCTTCAATATCTTATAAAGATTAGCCTCTAACTCTTTACCTGTTTTTGAATTACGTAATGCTTGTTGTACAGCAGATTTACGGTCACTTGGTAAATTAGAAACTGCTTGATTGATGGATTCTTTTAGTTCAGTAAGGCTCATCTCATCTAGATGTTTCTGTTTACCATTCCTATAAGCTTCTGCAGGGTTAGCAGCATTGTATTCAGCTACGTCACTATTCCAATCGTAATTCAATTCTTTCTCTGCTGCAACTGCTGCTTTGAAATTCATATCGCTTGCCAGAGCATGTTCCATCTGAATACTTCGTACCTTCCAAATATCTTCAGGATTATTCTCTGCTCCATACTTACCCACGGAGGTATGCCAATTTTTGTAATATACACCATTGGCCTCATTAGGCATTACTTGAGGTAAATTATTATCTTCGGGTTCTTTTATACCTGTAGTGACTACATTTAAGTCTTTAGTCTCTGGACTTACCAAAGGAGATAGAGTTGCCTTAACCCTTTTGGTAATATTCTCCATGGCAAAAGATACACTAAGTACCTCACCATTCTCACCTTGATAGGTATAAGTATGAACTGGTTCCTCATTGAACTTACGATTATGTATATAGATAACTCCATCCCTGGAATCTACATACCAAGGTCCATTAGTATAACCTTTCATCTTCTGTTCTAATTGAACCAAGATATTCTTGCCCACCAAACCAAAGTCGCTATCAATTAAAGCCTTTAAATCCTCAGGCATAGCTACTTGAGCTACTCCACTAAACCGGTTAGCATAAAGCACCTTTCCAGTAGTAGTTCGAGTATTTTCTGTAGGCACTTGTAGTGACTCATATACTTTATTACTTATTATCTGTTGTTCCATTACTGAAAGATTTCTATGATTACACCAGTAGAATTATCACAACCATTGTCCAAGAAGGTAGATAACTTATAACCTTCCATATCCGAAAAGTTATAAGCAGGCTGATACCTTAGATCACCTGTGGAATCAATGCACTTAATAGTTACATGAGTACCTGTAGAATCGAAAGTAGCTTCAAAATCTCTTACCTTGATTACCTTTATGGGACCAGATACGAATTGACCATCGGGATAAATATAACCCCACTGAAGGCAGATTACCTGACCTTCTTGTAAAGCCTCGATATCTACAGTATCTGGATTGCCAGTATCAAAAGTGATGGTAGCCAAATTCTCTTTCTCTTCATCGTATTTATAATTCCAGGTACTTATATACGCTCCAAGAGGAATGCCCGTAAGAGGATTCTTAATAGGCATTCCTTTAAAATCGAAAAGGGCCAAATAAGGTTGGCCCATTCCATTATACAATATAGGTTTCTGTTTAGCCGGCATACACTGGGATTTTTATAATGGTTCCACTTTCTAATTCCTTAAATGGATTGAGGATAGTATTTGCTTCAGCAATTAGAAACCATTTACCAGAATCCCCATAATACCGATAAGCAATATTCTGCAAAGTCTCACCATCCTTAACGGTATGTTGAAGATCATCGTTAGAAGAAGGTACTGATGTCTGTACTGCCTCTAAAGAATAATCTCCATCGCCATAGTTTAAAACATAGGCCTGGTTATAGGGACTTGCACCTTTTAAATATTGAGATGTATCAATCATATTTAATGCCCTCCGTCTTTTTAAGTGAATCAGAATTAATAAAATCTCCATAGGATAAGTTATAAGCACTTACTCTCTTGAAGATTAATTCCTGAGTTGCTGCTGCAGGCAATAACTTACCATTACCGAATGTAGCAGGTTTACCTGCTACCCTTACTCTATAACCATTCTGAAAGTTCTTCAGAGTATAGTTTGCAGAGGTAAGGATATAATAATGATTTTCGAATATACCAGAATCTCCCCACTCGATTTGGATTATTGGGGGTGCTGCTTGATAACCGTTTGCCTTCGTCCAGGCTTCAAGTAATCTACATTTATTTATCACTTCCTCTGGGTTATCCAAAGTAGTTGAGAACCAAGATACATTAAATTGAATGATATCTTCAGCTCCCGTGAAATGATACATAGGTGTATTACGACCCATAGACTTAATAGTTGCCCAAGTAGTTTCTCCTCGAAAATCTAATTCGGGAGGTCGATTCTGTAAAGTAATATATTGAGTTGGGTTAGCAGACATGTTATAAATCCGTACTTCGTTTTGATATCGGATGTCTGCCTTTACTTCGAAGTTTCTGTAGTTAGTGGTATTCTTATTACCCTTTGCTGGGTCTACTCCTTCCCCTTCCTCCATCCTTGGAAATTGTAATTCCATTCTCCATTTTGCCTGGAGTTGTTTGTTCAGAGTTGGGTTCTTAGAAGATATCTGAGCTTCTCCGGGTACCCCATTAGGGTCATAGATTTTACCCTTGAGAGCACTATCTTTTGGAAGAGTAGAAGTAGCTCGGTTAAGTAATATCCGAGCTCTCCAAAGTTTATTCAAAGGGCCAGTAAGAACACCTGCTGTATCTCGAGTAAGGTCATTGTATTTTTCAACAACTTTACCAGCTGCCTGTCCTAATATTCTAGCCATAATATTTTAGTTTATAATCCTAATACTACTCCAGTATAATCCTGTTGACTACCAAGGGAATAGTCACCCATAGATTGCCCATCAATTGTAATACCAATCTTGCCCTCTTTTAAACCATCCCTGATGGCAGACTTCATGGCATTGATAAACCTTTCTTCATTCTGAGCTCTGATAGCTAAGGGGTCATCCTCCTTGTTATTCTGAGCATCGGTATTTTTATCTATCGAACTGATAAGTCTACCACCTACCTCGATTAATAGAGGTAAACCTATGCTAATGGCTAAACCCCAGGGTCCTCCTAAGAACCCCATAAATCTACCCATCATACCAGTTAAACCTTTAGCAGCAACCTGACCTGCTGCTCTACTACCGGCATTAGCAGCAGCTCCACCGACTGCACCTCCCATAAGATTACCTGCCATAGTAGTTGCCATTGGTACACCTGGGTTAGGTGTTTTAACATATCTACCATTTGACATATTGTAGAACCTACCCTTGCTATTCATACCAATACCACTTGACATCATCTGGAGTTGAACCATAGTTCTCATAAGGTTAACCATGCTTACCATGTGAGCTTCCATGATGGCAAATTGGGTATTGGTCTTTATAGCCGCAGCTGACATACCTTCGGTAGAAGCAGTAGCTATAGTTTGTAGGTAACCTATTGACCTTATGACGCCTCGTACAGTCCTAAAGCCTGCAACTATTGTACCTACTACTACACCTGTAGCAGCTACTCTTAAAGCAAAACTACCTCCCCAAGTTTCTGAAATAGAATTAACTATGTCCAGGAACTTAACTCCGAATTGGAGAACTGGAGTAAATACTCTACCCATTGCAGCACCTGCAGTTACCGTTAAGTTCTCAAGTGAGGATTCCCATTGGTCAATTACACCTGCATCGGTTTTAAGTCTTTCCTCATTCATCTGGTTAACTGCACCCATGTTCTTATTATAGGTAGCAAGTATCTGTCCCATTTTATCTCTACCAGAGGCAATGTCTCTAAGTACTGGGAGCATACCACGATTACCACGAACACCAAAGATATTGAAGAATGTTGGGGTTTCGACACGAGAAGGCATATCTGCTGCTGCCTTAGCAAACTTCTGATATACAGAGTACAGGTCAATAAGATTACCTTGAGCATCGAAGAAGTCATCAGGACTTAAGCCCATGCCTGCTAAAGCGTTATAGCCCTTCTTCTTTTGGTTAACAAGAGATAGTTGTAAGTAACGTATCATATTTGCCAGAGAGGTACCAGCCATAGAACCTTGTATACCCATATCTCCCAATACACCAATAGCCGCAGCAGTTTGCCTAAGGTCTACTCCTGCAGTTGCCATATCTGCTCCTGCATAAGATATGGACTGGGCTAAGTCCTGCAAAGATATATTTGCATTAGTAACTGCAGTATATAAATCATCAGTTACTCTAGCGGCATCCGTCATTGGGATTTGGTACATTGACATGATATTAGTCATCAAGTCAGCTACACCACCTTTACCTCCCACTGGCATTGTAAAGATTGAAGCCAGCTTAGAAGCCGGCCCAATCATTTCCTTAATAGCATCGAATTTATTACCTGCCATAGCCAGGTATCTTTGTCCTGATGCAACATCCGAAGCAGTAAGAGGTGTCATAGCATTGACATCTTTTGCCAATTGTAACATCTCCCTCTGTTCTGCAATGGTAGCACCAGCAATCTTCGAAGCAGTCCAAACTTCATTCTGAACACCTGCAGAGTATTTATAGGCCCTGGCCATTCCCCCTACGAGCTGCATTCCGAAGTCTAGTGAATTAGAAGCTGACATCTGAATACCTCGGTTCCAGGTATTCATATCGTTCATCATAGTTCTAAATGAACCAGATATCTTACCAGCTTCTTGAGAGAATCGGTCTCTTAAAACCATGGCAACACCGACCTCTATTACACTCCTACTGGCATTTATCATTTCGTTTTCTTTTTAATCTGTTTATAATATTGCTCGGCCATATCCTTGAATATTTTCCTTATTCTATACGGAAGACGTAAAAAGCCGAAATAATCTAAGGTTATCTCGGCTCTAGTGATATAAACAAAATCACTTTCTAAACTTACTCTTCCGTCAGGTAGAAAAAATTAGGTGCCCAAGCTATAGGATAGTTTCTTTCTTCCCCAGTTTGTGGATGGGTGATATGAGAATCCCCTTTGAATATTGGGTCGATAGATAAGATATACTTTCTCATCTCAGCCATATCCTTTGCACTGAATGGTGTAAAGTTTGATACCTTCTCCCAATTACCATCTACATCTAAGTAAAGGTTACGGCAAAGGAGGGGGGCATTCTTTGTTTGTTTTTCCATAGGCAAAGCCATGAACATCTGTTCTCCCTTACCAGTCATGCAGTCGAATTTGATAAGCTTACCTGAAGAAAGAGTGTACTCGTGGTCCGTAAGTTTCTTACCTTCCGGGTAGAAAGGAATAGCATCTGGCTTTTCCTTGAGTTCTTCTTCAGAGGGAACCTGACTGTAATCGAAAAGGTATTCGTGAAGGTCTTGGCCATACATAACCTTCCCCCCTTCTTTTCCCCAATCATATTCAAATTCTACTTCGTCTCCTAAAGAGAAGATTCGAGAATTGAAGATAATACAGTACCGGTCATTAACTGGTAAGTTAAGTGCATCCTCAATGGTTAACTTCCCACTGGGTGTTGCATCTGTAGCTACTACAATTGCTGCAATGAACTTGGTAAGGTTCATCAAAGTTTTCATGTCTGAAAGGTTACTGAGAATATCTTCGTCAGCACCATTCTGTTCTCTAATCTGGTATTTATAACCAGACGGTCCGATAAATCCAAATGTTCTAAATTCCATATTAATTACTTTTTATGTTTACAAATGTTCATAGTATTCCCTATAACAACAAGAAAGGGGTGAGACATCCTATCTCAGGAATCCCACCCCTCCACCGAATCTTAGTGAAAATAGACTAAGGAATTAGTATTTATCTGCAGTACCAACTGAGAACTCAATGGACTCAATGGTATTCTCTGAAGCCATTCTGTCCAAGTCTAAGCCAGTAACTTTACAGGGCCAAACCTCTTCGAAGATATGGGTGTTAAGAACTGAGACTCCGTCTTCAGCAAGTTCATTTACGATTGCAGTTTCCCATATCTGAGCAGGAGGTAATCCCCCACCGGCAATCATATCTTGGCAAGCATAGAGCCAATCATGAAGCCAGGTATCTGAACCTGCAGTAGTCATAAGTTTCTCTACGATAAGATTACCAACTGAAACCCTACCTGGAGTTTTAACGTCTCTATTGACATCCCCATGAGCAACCTGGTCAATCTCTACATCTGGCAAAGTACAAGTTTGGAACAGATAAGTATTGATAGGGTGCTTGGGGAACATGATACTCCACAAGAACTTCTTCCGTGGATTTTTTACTTTTGCTCCCATCGTTATAATTGTTTAAGCGTTATTACTTGATTCCACAATTGATACAGACTTGGAAGCCGCATCAATTACAATCTCCATAGTTACCTCTTGCATAGGAACTACGTCCTTATACTTAAGGATAGCACGGTACTTACCTTGACGAGCATCTGCCTCGTTGTTAACAGAGAGATCATCCCAAGAGGTTGCATCTTGGTCACCCATCCAGGTATATTCGGTCATGGCATCTTCGTCTACCAAAGAGTCTAGTGTGGGTTTAACCTCCAACCAAATTCTCTTCCAAGTACTCCAAACGTTAGGCTCTTCGATGTACTTGTTAAGTACAGGACGAAGGAACTTCTTCAAATATAAGTTCAATCTTACGATTGAAAGGAACCGTTCTGAATCCTGTTTTACCTGAGAAGAGAAGCAATGCCAAAGCATTGTCTGTTTGCCTGCATCAGGAGTATCCTTGATTACTATCTCATTGATGTAATTTTGGGCCAGAGTATTCAATTCTGAATACCGAGAAGGAGAACCATAGTTCGGGCATACGGGTCCAACGGCATCCCCAATAACACCTCGGTTCATACCTGCAAAGGATTTCCAAGGTCCATATTGAGTAGCAGAAGCATCTCCCAAACCTGCAATGGTACCTACTACATCGGAATCTTGAAGATTACCATTTTCATTGTAGTACTTAAGTCCACCACCGAAGTAGGCAATGTACTTAGAGTTACCCACAGTACCCAAGCAAGTTTGTACCCAAGTTACCTGAGCTTTGTAATCTCTAGCCTGAGTACCCTGAGTATAATGAGTAAGATGTTTCGGAACTTCAATATAAAGTACCCATTCCATCAGTTCCTTTGCCATATCCGCAGCAGCCTTGTATACCTTGAGTACATCTGAATCAGCAGTAAGGTGTTGAGAGATATGAGAAATGAATAACTGATAGAAGTCGGTGTAATCTTTTACGAAGTCCAGAGAAGCAATCCATTCATCAGCAGTAGGGGTAGAACCTGCAGAACCGATGGTACCGGTGAACTTCTTTTCGTCTTCGGTAGGAGCAGCACCACCTACAGTTAATGTGATAGCATTCTTGGTACCATCTACATTATCAGTAAGCCATTTGATAAGATTCTCGAAAGAAGAACCAGCAACTACTACCGGCTTAATATATTCCGAGTTCTTAGCAAATGCACTAAGAGCAAGGTAATCTACCGAAGTATCATTATTTTCATCAGCAGTTTTGTAAGTGATTACCGGACCTTGTTCAAGTACCTGGCCATTACCAGAATAGATTTTGTAATACAAGGTGTTAGCTTGTTTATAGAAACCTACCTGAAAACTATCGGTACTACCGATTGGGTCTCCATAGCCTTTAGTTACCAAGCCTAAGCTATAGGTAACTCCACTTGAGGTAAGGGTGATGAGTGCTGCAGGTGTAGCCGGGTCTAGAGTAGCAGAAGCCGGTACTATACCTTCCTCTTCGGATTTAGCAGCAGCCTTTGATTTACTTGCTGCAGTTGCAGCCACTGTACCCTGGGTAGCTCCCTTACCAAGTACTCGAATAACACGAAGCTTAGAACCACCTGTCAAGGCTTTTTCGATATTTGATACAGAACCATCCGGTACAATCTCAGAACCGTAGATTCTTTGGAACTGAGTGAAAGTAGAGATGATTTCTGAGGGGTCATCGTATGGGCCCTTAGTAGTTCTAGCCAATACACAAGAAACTCCTAACATAGGAGTAGTTTGAAGAACATTGTTGTTCTTAAACTTAAAATCTACATGAGGTGAAGTTGGCATAATTCTATTGTGATTAAAGTTAATTACTCGTTTAATTTATACCCTAGAGTATTGTACCTATTCCTTAGGTATCTTCAACTCTAGCATTTCATTTTCGTTTTGTTCGAACAATCCAATGAGAGCAGTAATATCTTTGATAGGTGTAAGTGTACCTTCTTCCAAAAGCTTTTCTGGGAGAATACCATCTTTACATACGTAAGTATATACCTTCTCAAGTATACCATGTTCTACATCTGGATGGTCATAATAATTACCAATTTCAATGAATAGGTTTCCGGTTGGGTCAAGCCTGCCCTTGCTCCATTCCTCTAAGTCATTAAAGTATGGTCTTACATATCCTCTAGCAGGTAAGCCAGCATATAAGATTGTATGCAATAATCTCATATCGGCTTGTGTTTGAGAAACGAGGTGTATATCAACTGTGATATCTTTAGTCTCATAGGGAAACTCTGAAGCTTGGTAATTACCATCTTCTAACTTATCACCAATGATATATTTGTTCACTCCAATATCACCAGCATAATAACCTTGCAGTTCGATTGTTATTCTGGGAAGAGTCTTGGGTCCTTTTACCTGATTGTTCCCTATACCAAACAATGGTATAAACTTAGGCATACCCTTGATAGCCTCTGCAAAACGTTTTTCGTTTTCTTGAGACAAGGGCAAGAAGTCTTCTGGATTTAAGGTAAGACCCCTTTCTAACATGGTGCTGAGGAGACATATATAGAATGTTCTCTCAACTACTTCTTCTGAATTTACCATAATTAAGCTTGATCAGGAATAACTCTAAGTCCTTCATCAGCATTTACCCAATTTACTGTACCATCTCCTACTTGTATTTGAGCCTCTACTACTACTAAGGTATATAAAATTCCAAAAAACCTACAGTCATAATGGATAGTACAGGTTAATTTATCAACACTGGTCGTTGCTGCTGAGGGGTAATTCGTAAACCATAGTTTCCAAGGAATAGGGTCTCCACTTGGGTTTGGGATAGTACCATTAACTGTTTCCCCAATCTTAGGTACTCTGAAGGGTCTAATAAACGTAGCTACCTCTTCTCCATTTATGGTGTACACTATGTAACCCCTAAAGGTAGCAGTCTTCACAGCGGGATTATTTGCTGCAGAGTGACCTAATCCTGCTACTGGTCTAATTTCATATGTAACTACTCGAACACTTGGGGATTGGGTTATATTGATAGCTTTCTCAAATTTTTCACTCTGAATTACCTTAACCACTCCAGTTCTCTCAATTGGGTTATAGGTACCCGACTGATACTCCCCATTTCTTGATAGAGTTTTTATAATAGCCTTTCCTGGTTTATTACCTTCGCCTACCTCTTGGGTTACTTCTAACCAGTCTACTGTAGTTTCGATTTTCCAATCTACAGCTCTATATTCATCCTGAGGTACATTGTTGAGGAACTTTTGTTGATAGCTGTATACCTTTATCTCTAAAGTCTCACCCTTTTTAGTACCATCAAAGGTATGGGCAGTTACGTCTGGAGAAATACTCCAGTATGTATTCCAGGATTCTGCAGGAGTAGTGTTAGCTTTCTGAACCAAAGTTACTTCCCTTTCTACTCCCTGTACTACTACCTTGAGAATCTGTTCTTTGATATTATCTCGGTCTTCATTTATTGCCTTCGGTTTTACACGAATAGTGGCAGTACCTGTTCCGGATAATGCGGATATTTCAAAATCTGCTGCCATTATTTTACCCTCCTTATTTCTTTTCTGATTTCATTTCGTATTTCCTTTTGTAAGGCTACCTTTCCACCTGCAGCCTTAAATGCAGGACCCCAGAGAGGACGAGGTGGTAAGTTACCATCTCTGCTACCATACTCGAGCATGATAGCAATCTGATTCAAAGTTTTTCTTGAAGTCTTACCTGTGTAGGTAATCTTCCTGATTCCAATTGGTAATCCTACGAAAGTCCTCTTCTTACCTTTTACTATGGTAACGGACTTTGCATATTGACCAGTAAGGTTTAGCATTGTATGTTCTCCATACTTCTTAATGGTACCTGGAGAATGTTTTGGCCAAGATACTCCAGAACCCTTTGGAGGTATACCAGTATTTAAACTACGCCTTACTATACGAAGAAGTTGATTGCCAAACTTCTCGGTACCTTTCGCATAGCCTTTTGTTAAGATACTTGGAGTCTGAGCAATCAACCTTTCTGCACGAGCTTGTTCTCGTTTATCTACGTATATTTCTAGTGGACCAATTGGAGTCGATATATTAATATTAACCGACTTACTTGGCATGTTACTTGTCTTTAAATAATCCCAGCTCTTCGGCAATTTTTTCCAGGAGTGCTTCTGAACGATTTAATCGGACATCCACATTACCCATATAGGCTTTAAATTCTTCGAACTCAGGAGCTGGTTTACTGGGTTCTTTGTAATTGATAGAGCCTAAGATTTTATCACATTCTGATACAATTGCCTCATACCTTTCCCGATTATTAAGGATGTTCACGGCATTCTGTCTCTGATTAGAAACTTCGCTGACAATGTTGTCCAGGTTAGTGGTATAATAAATACCATTGTAAATACCCTCCTCTGCCTGAGATGGCAAATAGATTGTGATTTGAGATACTGAATCCTGTATCACAAGTTCAAGGCTATTTACAAACCCATCCTTAACCATGGATGCCATGGGTTTACTTTCTCCTACCTTCAAAATCCTTGCTTGGTCAAAGATGGGATAGAGAGCACGTCGGTCTCTTTCTAAGGAGAAGATTATATCTCCTTTCTGCAACTTTTGAAAAATCATCTTATCGTCCATGTTACCTCTTATTTATTAAATTTAAACCAAATGAAACTGCACCTGGATTCTTCTGCATGAAGTCTACCAGGTTTAAGAATTGATAGTATCCAAATTGATTTATGAGTACCTGAGCTTTGTTTGCTACTTCTTGTGCAATCTCTATGTTAGGAGCAGGTAGTGCCAATTGTATCTTAAATTCGGTGAGTTGTTCTTGTTCCATAATTCCTTAGTTATTGGGTTAAAACGAAAAAAGGAGTGCATCTAATCGGTGTACTCCTTTTCAATCATCTTAGTTTTTGGCAAATTTAAGCCGGTGTAGTAGTGGTGCCTTTCAATGCAGCAACTACCTGGCTAATGATGTTCTGGTCTCTTTGAGCATCAACTACCCGGTTAAGGCGAGCAATCTCCTGGTCTTTGGCAGTGTTCTCGATGAGGCACTTGATTTCCTGTTGGCCATTCTTGAGGTCACAGCAGCAACGTTCCAACTGAAGAGCCAAGTCAGATTTTACTTCTTTAATCAAGCCTTTGGTTTCACAGCAGCAATCCGACTGTTGGTGTTCCATGTGGCAGAGACGATCCATAACACGGTTGAAGCCTGCGCCCATTTGGTCACGAGAATCTCGGATATCCGAATTCGTTTTGTAACCCAAATCGCAAAGACCTCTTTCCGTAGTGAAACGGTTGTTAATGATTTCTCTTCCAACACCTGCAACGTCTTTTGCTACACCGCTGATTTCCTGAGTTACTCCACGAGCAGCATCAGAGATATCCTTGTAGATACCTGCCTTTGCTTCCTGAACAGTAGATTCTACTTTCTGGATGTCAGCCTTGGTGTCATTGATTTTGTCCCATACGGAAACTGCAGCAGCACCAAAGCCACCACCTACCAATGCACCACCGACTGCACCTCAACCAGAACCCCAGCCTGAATTGTTACGACCACAGTTGCAATCATTGCAACCTCTATCTGCGATTACTACGCCATCGCCAGCACCTTTAACTTCGACTCCCATAACGGTTTAGTTTTAGAAAGTTAATAAATAAGTTTGATTTCTCTAATACATTATAAAATACTATGGTGTTGTATTTTAAACACTAAAGTAATACTCATAGGTAATCACTGCAGCATTCTGAGTTATGTTGACTGTAAGCTCCCAACCATCATCATCGTTTTCTGCTTGCCTTAATTTAATGGTACCTGACCTTGTTGATTCTACGGTATTCTCTGTTAAGGTTAAGGTTAACCCATAGTTTCCATTATCGCTAGATAACGTTGTAATGGCTACATTTGTAACCCAACTTGGTTTTGAGGTTACGGTTAAAGCCAATGGGTATCTTGTACTTATCTCAGAACCATTTATTATCTTAGTCTTAAAAGAATAGGCTACATCAACTGTAAAATTATTACCTCCCAAAGCTGATAGTCCAGTTCTAGAGGTAGTTCTTGAACCAGTAGGTGAAGTGAATGCCAAGTAGTACTTATAAGATACTGAAGCAGCACTTTGTGTAACTGTAATTGTCTTAGTGGTTGCCCCACTGTAGGATGCAGTTACTGTACAGCTTCTACTTGAAGTACCTGAGTTCTCCGTAGCAGTAAGTACCGTCTTAGCAGCATTCAAACTAAAACCAGTACCACTTGCACTAACCGTAGGTGTAGCACTCTTCGAAGAACCTGCACTTGTTGACCCTGAACTCCAATGGTTGGTAGTAGGTATACTTACACTGGCATAAATATTAACACTACCTCCTGAATTAGAGATAGAGTATGAACTTGCAGATAAGCTTATTACTGGTGTACCATCAGTAGTACTGGTAATTTTATTCTCTGCCTGGTATACATCGAGAGTTATAGATTTCGATTTACCATTCAGAGATACAGTACAAGTAAGGGAGCCTACCCTTGTTCTAGCCTTTGCAGTAGTTCCCAAAGAACCTGCACTAACTGCAGTACCATAACTAATGCTAGCACCGCTTGTAATTGTGCCTCCTCCAGTTGTAGAACCATTCCATCCCCAAGTCTGAGAATATGAGGGCATAGTTGAGAATGAACTTCTACTTCCTCCACTTGCAGGTATATCTGATACTGCTCCACCACTTACTGTGATTTCACTATAGGTTCTATAACCTGCAGATTGAGAACAACTAATGGTTAGCTTCTTATTAGTTTCAGCCTGGGTTAATACTACACTACCAGACTTTGCCGAAGTAGAAGTATTATTGGCCATAGTTATCGAAGTACCAGTACCAGTAACTCCTGTATTAGCCCGGGTATAACTTAAAGAAACCTGACTACCATAAGTATGCCCATTTCTGTACTCTTGTTTGTAAGAAGTTACAGTAAATGTTTTCGTTCCTCCAGTTGCCCCAAATGATAGAGAAGTGGGATTCACCGAGAAGGTTTGAGTCCAACTCTGAGATGCAGCTGCTTGAGTCATGGTTACTTGTAAAGTTTTCCCAGACTCGGCCTGGGTATAGGTGATAGTCCCAGACCTTGAGGTTAGATTAAGGTTTTCAGTAGCCCTCCACTCATTATTAGTAGCTGATGAATAAGTTACCCAATCCAGTGAAGTTCTACTTATCCCAACTTCTATTAATGACCCCTCTGCTACACCATCCCAATACTTCTGTTTCTTTGTGGTAATGTAAAGATATTTATTATCACTACTTGGAGTACCTCCAATAGCAGGAAAGCTTAACCCAGAATATTGAGAAACAAAAGTATACTTATAGGTTACCTTATGAATATCTTCGAGTTTAACACCTTCATTATTTCCGTAGGAACTAGCATTGGAGATTTCCAAGCCAACGTAACTTTCCCCCGTTCCTGTAGGGGTGAGTGCTAACAATTCAGCCTTGGTAGGGCAGTCATTACCATCCTTACCAAGGCCTACTTTAGTTTTGACAGCACTCCATGTTGCTATCTCTCCCATATTAATCTACATCTTTAAGATTTCTGAGTTCTGAGATTTCAGCCTTCAGAGACTTAATCTCATCGTAAAGAAGTTTGATACCTTCGATTGCCAGAGTAGACATCTTATGGTACTTAACTTGTTTTACCAATACATATTCTTCACCATCGATAACAACCGTTTCGAATTCCTCAGGATTAGGAACTGAATCCTTGGTTCTGGGGTCTTCTTCCACATAGTTATTAAACCCAGCAGCTTCCAAACCTTGTGCAATGGTACCTTCATCTTCCTTACCATCCATGATAAATGAATCAGTAGGTATACTGCAAATTTGTTCCAGAGTATGTGTTAATGGTTTGATGTTAGATTTCAATCTTTCATCGGAAGACTCTTTCCAGAAACCAGAAGGAGCAGTAGTCTTAGCAAATACTACTTGGTCGGTAGTTGCCAATCCCAACTGGGCTCTAGTTACTACATGAGGATTATCCTTTCTACCAGCATGGTTATTGATAGAAGTCTGAGCAGCAGTACCAGCAGCCTTAGCATCGGCAATAGCAGAAGCCTGAGCAGTAGATACTGGTTTGTTAGCATCAGAAGTATTATTGGCATTACCCAAACCTACCTGAGCCTTAGTTACTGCATGAGGATTACTCTTATTGGCAATATGTTGATTTACTTTGGTTTCCAATGCCGTTAAATCGGTATCAGTATTACCTACTGCTTCATCGATGTAAGTCTTCAATTCTGTTCTAAGAGAATTGATGGCATTGGTTCTGTTAGTAATCTCATTTGCCAACCCAGTAACTGTGCTATCCAAGTTCTTCTTGTCGGCTGCAGTCATTACACCGGCTACGGTTTGTGTAGCTGCAGGAATATCGAAAGTATGTTGAGTTTCGTTTACTTGGAAACTACCGTCCTCTAACCGTTCTGTCCACCAATAGCCCAGGGTTAATTTAGTAGCAGAGGTAGTAAGATTAATTAAATTACCTGAATTCTCCAAATCTCTACCAAGGATATGGTCAGGGAAACTGTTAATCTTAGCCGTAATTGCATTATCGGCATTGGTACGATTGGTAGTTTCGGTAGCTATCCGATTAGGTAGGGTAGTGTCAAGTTTAACTTTATCGGCAGCAGACATAACTCCAGCTTTAGTGGTAGTTGCAGCTGGTAAATCAATTCTTCTACCTCCCTGGTTATAATAAGTATTATCAGTAACCTCCAAATACTGTCCAGTAGCTGGGTCTTTTTTATAACGATGTACTCGTAAATCAATTACTGATGTACTGGGGATTACTTCAATTCTACCAGTACCAACTTCTCCTGGTAAGCTATTAGTTACATCTTCAAGATGTTTTCCTCTACCACCATCGAAAGCAGTACCAGTGATTTGCCCAAGGATAAGAACCTGAGCATCGGCTCTTGCAAAGATAGTACCTGTCCAACGGAATTGGTAAGGAGGTTCACCATTGGCAATGTTGATATAAATTTTACCAGCTTCCCCAGTGATAGCATTCTGATGAGCAGCATCCGAATACAATTTGATATTCGTAAGTTCTCCAGTAGCTGATTTATCATAAGTAGCATATACATCAATGATGTCATCTACATACGAGGGCAATTGGCTAGCCGGTACTGTACCATTTGCATCGAGAGAAGCAAAGCCATTAGCTTTACCTTTCGTAGCAACAAAGGCATCATGCTTAGCTTCTAGAGCATCGATATTTGCCTGCAACTTATTATCAAGGGCAGTATCTGCTGCTGTTCTATCGGAGATCTCTTTATCGATTCTTGCACCCAATGCGGTATCTGCATCCGTACGAGCTTTTGTTTCATCGGCTACTGCTTTTGTGAACTTGGTATCAAGAGCCGTATCTGCATCTTTACGGTCTTGGATTTCCTTGTTCAGGGCAGCTGTAGATGAGTTAGTCAAAGCCTCTATGGCATCCTTACGGTCTTGAACCTCTTGAGCGATTGCATCTGGTAAAGTCTCATCAAGCTTAACCTTGTCAGCAGCAGTCATTACACCTGCAAGAGCCTTAGTAGCAGCGGGTATATAAGTAGTCTTATAATCCCCTTCTTCACTGGTATAAATACCTGACTCTTTTTTAGAAGAATACTTATGAGTTAAAGTAACATGACTACTCTGTTGAACTACCTCGACTGGTTTATCACCGGATAGGATGATGACCTTATCGGGTATAGAATCGAACAACTTCTTATCAGCTGCCGATTGTACACCTGCCTTTTCGGGAGTTGATGAAGGCAAAGTAATTGGGTTCTGAACAGTAGTACCATCTTCTATGTTGGTCTTAGTGGCAGCAATTCCCACTGTAGTTTCGTTAGGAGTAACTGCACCCAAAGCAAAGTTAGCTGTATTGATTCTATCCAATTCTACTTTATCTTTCGCAGTCATGGTACCAGCTTTATCTGCAGATACTACCGGTAAATCGAAAGTTTCAGTAGTGTCATCATTCAAGCCATTATCCTTAGTTACAGTTACAGTAACCTTATCGGCATCAGATGCTGCTGAGATTTCGGTAATAGCATTGGGGTCTAAGCCATCAAGCTTAACCTTATCAACAGCAGTCATAACTCCTGCAAGGGTTTGAGTTGCTGCTAAAAGATTCTTAGTTGCCTCTACATCAGCACCATACTGATTATTCTCTTGGTCTTTAGTAGAAGTCTTTACCTTGAAGGTAAGTTGGGTAGCATTACGAGTTACTGAACTTACGTCTGTAACCATAGTATCTGGTAAAGCATCAGAAGTACCTTCCTCAGCTACCAATCTTTCCTCGTGGTCATTGGTAATTGCAGTGAACTTGTTATCTAATGCTGTATCGGCATCGGTTCTGTCTTGGATTTCCTTATCGATACGAGCATTGATTTTCTTATCTTCGGCAATACGAGCAGCTTCCTCTGCATCGATATTATCCTGGAGAACTTTATCGGCAGCAATTCTTTCCTCTCTTTCTGTGTTGAGGTCAGAAGTATTCTGGTCGATTTTTGCCTCCAATCGGATATCTTCGGATTTACGGGCAGCAATTTCACTTTCCAACAAATCCTTGATGGCAGTGTAATTACCATTAACGTTATCCTGAATACCCTGGATTAATTCCAAGTTACGTTGGATATTTGCCGAGTTCTGGTTTACCAGAGCATTGGTAGCATTCAGAGAAGTTAACAACTCTGTACGAGTTTCACTAACGAAAGTTCTCAAATCATTTATCGTTGTGGTAAGAGTGGTACTCAAGTTAGTGAAAGACTGTTGCAGGTTATCATCACCTTGTTCACGCAAATTCTTTTCGGCAGTAAGCTTATTCTCCAATTCGGTAAGCTTCGCAGTCATAGTTGCAGCGAAGTTGGGGTCATCACCTAATGCCTTAGCAATCTCTGCTAGAGTATCAAGTACTTCGGGTGCAGAACCAATAATCTTTTGGATAGCTGCATCTACTTGTTCGGCATTCTGGAAATCAGAATCGTTAAGCAACTCTGATACCTTCGTGATGTAATTAGCATGTTCTTCGATGCCATCAAGTTTAGCATACAGAAGGTCGGTAAAATCATTTGCAGAAAGACCCTTGCCATCTACTTTGTCTACCTTCTTATTATCCATTGCCTGGTCTGCAGCAGTACGGTCTGCCTTTTCTTGAGCAATAGCATTATTAATAAGGGTATCTTGATTAGCACGTTCTGTGGCCTCCTTATCGATATTGGTTTGCAACAGAGTATCACCTGCCAAACGTTCGTTCTTCTCAGTAAGGATATCCTGGTTGATAGCAGCCATGTCATCCTTGTGATTCTGAAGGTTGGTATCAATCTTTGCCTCAAGGGAAGTTTCCTTGGCAATTGCTCGGTCTTTCTCTGTATTGATTGCAGTGGTATTATTCTTAACCTGCTCTTTGAGGTCATTCATAGCAGTCGTATTGCCTGCCTCTAGAGAATCAATACGAACTCCCAATGCAGTATCGGCCGCAGCTCTGTCCGTTTTCTCTTGGTCAATCTTGGTATTCAATTTACCTACCTCTGATTCCAAAGCTTGTTTGGTATTATCCAATTTAGCAGTGAATTCGGTAGACAAGGCTTTATCAGCAGCAGTACGGTCTGCTACTTCTTTATCAAGATTTACCTGAAGAACTTGGTCTGCAGCAGTTCTCTCAACACGTTCAGTGTTAAGGTCGATATTTACATTATCGATACGAGAACTCAAACCACTATCGGCATTGGTACGGTCAACGATTTCCTCGTTAATCATATCCTTAACTTCCTTGTAGTTATCACCTACGGTCTTGGTTAAGTTAGTGATAGCTTCTGAGTTTCTTTCTATATCGTGCTGATTGGTAGCGATAGCTGTAGTATTCGCATTAACCTGTTCCGTAAGTTCATTACGAAGAGTGTTAATAGAATCCTGAATACTCAAAGCCAATTCTGAAACACGTTTGTTTACGTTATTCAGACTTACAGTGTAAGCCTCATCAGCAGTCTTTCTGTCGGCAATTTCCTTATCCAAGCTTGCCTGGATGGCAGCATCTGCATCCTTGCGGTCTTGGATTTCCTTATTCAAGTTATCCTTAACTACATTAAGAGCAGTATCACCTGCAGTGGATTTATTGTCGATATATTCTTTCAGTTTAGTTTCAAGGGCAGTATCTGCAGCAATGCGGTCTGCTTTTTCGGTAGCTACCTCTGCACTGTTTGCCTCATCACCTGCAATACGGTCTTCCTTCTCTTGGTTAATTTCCTCAGTTAAAGCAGCTAACTTCTTAGTGATAGTTGTTGCAAAGTTGGGGTCATTACCAAGGGCATCAGCAATTTCCTTCAAGGTATCAAGTACTTCAGGTGCAGAGCCTACAATTTTCTGAATAGCAGCGTTAACTTGCTCTTCATTTTGGAAGTCCATATCATTAACCAACTCAGAGAGCTTGGTAATGTAATTGGCTTTCTCTTCGATACCGTCAAGCTTAGCCTTAAGAATATCAGTGAAGTCATTCTTAGTCAATGAATAACCTTCACGTTTATCTACCTTCTTATCATCGAGAGCAGCATCTGCATCTTTACGAGCCTGAGTTTCAGTAGCAATAGCTTCCAACAATTGAGCCTTATCTGCTTGACCTTGGAGTTTTACATCCTCAATTTTATGGTCTAAAACCAAATCCTGAGCAGCACGAGCAGTAGCTTCGGAATCAATATTATTCTGAAGTACCTGGTCTGCAGAGGTACGAGCTTGAGCCTCTTGGTCAATCTTACCTTGCAAAGCATTATCTGCATTGGTACGGTCAGCTACTTCCTTAGAGATTTCGTTGTGAAGAACTTGGTCCTCAGAATGACGGTCTACTGCCTCTTGGTCAATCTTACTCTGTAATGATTGAGTATCTGATTGGCGATTAGTGATTTCCTCATTAATCTTAGAATCCAGGATAGTATCTGCATTCGTACGATTAGATACCTCTTCAGCAATCTTGGCTTCAAGAGCAGCCTTGTCATTGATGTGAAGAGTTTTGAGTTCATTTACACTCTCCTTGATTTCATTATCGGCAGCGATACGTTCATCCTTCTCTTGTTGGATAAGGCTCTTAAGTTCATCCTTGATTTCATCGCTCTTATCGTTTACCTTATCATTGAGATCCTTGATGTCTTCAGCATTCTTATCTGCCTTAGCTTCTACCCGGGCAATATCTGCTTTCAAGTCTGCCTTAACAGTATCAATCTTAGTAATTAATTGTTCAGCAGCATATTTCAAGTTATCATCTACTGCAGCAATAGCAGCACCCAATGCAGCTTCTGCTTCCTTAGCACGATTTACTTCTTCGCTAAGAGAAGTACGAAGCTCGGTAAGTTTATTGGTGATAGTTGTTGCAAAGTTGGGGTCATTGCCCAATGCTTCTGCCAACTCTTTAAGAGTATCAAGAGCATCATCAGCACCATCAACCAGGTCACTGATTGCCTTCTTAACATCCTCTTCGGTTTGGAACTTGAGGTCATTTTCAAGCTCTGAAACTTTAGTGATGTAGTTTGCTTTCTCTTCGATTCCATCCAACTTAGCCTTAAGCTCGTCGGTAAAATCGTTTTTAGATAAGCCATAACCTTCTTTCTTATCTACCTTATCCTTGATAGAAAGTACGAAGGCCCAGAACTCATTAATAGTTCCGGCAAAGCCAGCACGAACAAAGTCATCGTAGTAACCTTGTAACAACCGCTGGTCAATTTCTTCGCAGGTATAATACTTACTTACATACATATTTTTAAAAATTTAAGGATTAATTACTGCACGTTGACGACCCAGTAAGAATTCAGAATCGATATCTCTGAAAGGTTCTCCTTCTGAACCACAGAAAGCATTTTGTGGTACATCTGGATTTTCTGGGTCTACATCTCCACCGTCCTCAATATCTCCCCGTATGCAAGCATAATCAGGAAGCCTATTTACCCGGAACTTAATTACCTGGCCAATACCAGGATGAGGTATTATCTTATCCCAAATATCCCCGAAGTAATCTTGAAAGCAGGTGACAAATTTGTTTCCGGTCATCGATTGAAATGCCGTTACATCATTGCCATTACCTTTCATTTCAATATGAACTCCAGAGGTACCGTTAAGGATAACCAAGTTACTATCAAACCAAATTCCATTGTTGGTAGTAATTGGTGTCCACCTCAGTACTAACATCTTTGCCATATACTTTATTTTTATTCTACAAATTCTACTTTTGTATCTCGGTCTCTCTTTAGGATAACCATGAAAACCAAAGCCTCATCCTTAGCTTGAGCCGTTTGAGTATCACCTGATGGCTTATAAACTATACCGTTGATTACAAACCTATCTTGTTCCCAATTAAAATCCCAATAACCTTCCGGTGTAAGATAACCGATTTGTTCTATATAAGATTTAGAAATTAGTATTGATAAGTTTTCGTCATCCAATTCTCCAGTGATGGTTGCCTTGTTGATAGGCCAGTTTCTGAAAGCATTGTAGTAACATAATGCTTCAATTTGGATGTTATAATATTTAGGTATACTATCCTCAGCATGGCTGAGAAGTTGGTTAACGTTTTTTGCCCAAGTGATGGTTTGTCTACCGGCATCCCAATCTAAGAAGTCAGTGATAATTTTCTTGTATCTATCCCAAGAGCGGTTCTTTACCATTCTCCAGGGTTCTTTTGTCATAACTCAGTAAGGATTGATTTATTACCACCTTTCACAGGAGTACTTGGATTAGGTCCATCCAATACACCTGGTTGCCTTCGGTTAACCACTCGAGGAACTACGGTTCGTGATACAGCATCACAGAACGGCAGGTATATTTCCAATCTTGAAGCTAACATACAAAGGTTCTTTCTTAATTCATCTATTAAGCCACCTGGTTGCATTGCTTGAGAAAGTGTTTTCCATAATGAGCTTGCAGCTTCTGCCAGAGTGTCATAATATTGAACTTCAGTAGGCCCAGTAGTGATTTGTTTAATCCTATCACCTCGGGCAAGTTCAGGTTTAGAAGTACCATCACCAGTTTGCTCTTTGGTAGATGTAATTTGACTTAGGTATTCAGAAGTACTTGTCAATAGATTAAGTATCTTCACATTAAGAAAGTCCCATGCTGCCAATTCCATTATTAATTGGTTTTCTAGTGCTTCATACCATAATTCATCAGTATATTTATCTGGTGCTATTGCATGGTTTACTAGTGGTCCAATATAATATTGCCATTTAGTGATGTATATAGATTTCTCTTCCCTGGTCATACCTTCGGATATTTCTGAGGGTATGTAGTAATCGATTAAGTTATATATTGTATCGGCTAATGCCGTATGCCCATAATCACAAACTACCAGAGTCTTATCTACGGTAAGGTCTAAACCGGCAGAGTTAGTTACGTGTAGGGTAACTGTATAAAAACCGGGAGTTTCATAAGAATAGGAAACATGTCTTCCACCATTGAAAACCTCTCCCTTATCATCGCCAAAGTCCCAGTCAAAAATAGATTTGGCCGGGACTTTGGATATGACTCTGAATGAAACTTCCAGACCTGACGTAACGTACAAAAAGTCTAGATTGTCTTTCATATTAGTCTGTCTTATGTAATTTTCATAGACTACCCTTTAGAAGAGGATTCAAAATCTTCCAGCAAAGCCTGCAACAGAGTCTCTACTGTATCGTTCGGTTCTGCTTCGATTTCGTGGAGTTTTGCAACCAACTTCAGTTCCTCAAGTGAGTAAGCCTTTGCAATTTTTTCCAAAGTCATACCTTTCTTGAACTGAGCAGTCAATCTCTTGTCCATCTTTTCGATGTCGGCTTCCGAATACTTTTCGATATCGGTTTTGTCGGCAACGATAATCAAATGACCTGCAGCGATAGCCTTTTGGATTTTCGGTGATCTCCATTGACGGCGGCTGAGTTCTTTGTCTTCTCCTTTACATACGGTAATCCCCGTTGATTGGTCATGAAAACTGTAAGCTCTTGGTCCCACAGTTACTGTATATTTTTCTTTAGCCATATTTTCTAAGATTTAAAAAGTGATAAAGAGAGGATAGGCTTTTTAGTTCCTACCCTCCCTTGGGAATTTATATAGATAAAACCGGACTACCTTATTCAAGGTTTACCATCAAGTAAGGGTCAACGTTCATGAATTCGGGGAATCCATTTTCGCTGAATTTCTTGTCGGCAGCCAGCAACAGAGTTGCATCCTGGTACATCTTAGAGAAACCAGTAGTCAAGCTAGCGTAGATAGCCTGAGTTTGGTTAGAAACGATTCTCTCTGATTCCAGCATCAACTGACGAGCAGTCAGCTTAATCAAAGCGGCAGATGTATCAATCAACAGCAGCTGTTGGTCTGGAGTACCCGGATGGATGTAGAAGTCGGCATTCTTTGGAACCGGAGACTTCACATTCAGTGTAGCTTCAGTTGTACCAGAGTGGCGGTCTTTGAATTCGGGCAAGTTCAGCATTTCGATTGCTTGGTCTTCACCACCAATCATTGTCTGGAAATTGCGTCCCATACGAGCGGCACGTACCCAGATATGCAGAAGGTCTTTGTAAGTGATACCGTTAGTTGTTTCGTATACACCGATTACCGGGGCAGACTCAGAGCCATCAGGGTTGTTACCATTGATAGCCACGTCCATAGCCAGAGTATCCAGAGCATAACCCAACTGAACACCAAAATCACGAAGGTAGATTCCCAGGACATCGAGTGAAACATAGTTACGAACTTCGTCAGTAAGTTTGAAACCTTTTCCGATTTTGAAGAGGCTAACTGATTTCTGTCCGAAGCTAACATCACCCAATGGGATAGTTTCTGCCTCGTTAACCTTTGCAGGTGCGGCATCCGACATGTTAACCATCGGCATGATTGCTTGCAAACCATTGATAGGTTGGTCTGATGCAATGATGTTCGGGTAGAACGGTGCTTGACGCATACCCAGAGTGATAGCCGAGCGAATGATTTCCGGAACAATCCAACGGACATTCTGCTGAGGCATAGTGAAGATATTCTGCATGGTATCAACTTTCGGATTGATACCCATCTTTTCGAACAGTTCATCTTCTGAAATACCCCATTTACCGGTAACCAACTCTCCCAAGGTAATTTCTACAGGCTTCTTTTCCTGTGAACCGGAACGTACAGCTTCCAAGCTTCTTACCATTTCCGGCAGCTCATTCATAAAATCCTGAGCCTTCATTTTTGTAATATCAATTTGTCCCATAATTTCTTTTTGGTTTAACGGATGAGTACTTGAATTACATCATTTGCCTCATCTGCGGGAGTGATGGCAATGAACTGTGATTCATCTGTAGCGGCTTCGGCGATTGTGAAACGGTCATGCAAGAGGTCTGCAGTTGGGTTAATGTAACCACAATCTAGAGCTTCTTTTGCAACCCAATTCAAAATCATATAACCTTGAACTGCTACGGTTACTTCTACTGGGAAGTTACGTTGAGGTTGGTAAGCAGGATTGACATTGTCAGTTACTGCTATACCCAGATATACCTGGCTACCAGCACCACCCGGGATAAACGGTTCAATCAAACCGTCAGTACCCAAAGCAACTGCCATGCCCTGTACAATCTTTGTGTCAGCCTTTACATTGAAGGCTTGGTGCAATTTGTGTGATTCACTCTTGTAAATCACCGCTCTCGGAGTTCTTTCTCCAAAGAGAGTCATTTGCTGAGGATCGTTTACGATTTTAGTCATAACTCTAAATATTTATATGATAACTTACTTAATTTTCTTCTTGTACAGACTGTCGAGTACGCTGCCGGTTGAAGAAGGTTCTTGGTTCTGGGTAGTGTCTTCGGTTCCAGTCTTACCCTGAGTGTCATCTTCATTTACAGAAGAAGCACGGTTAACGTCCTTAGAACCGCATTTTGCACAAGTGAGAGGGAACTTCTCTTCCAAGCGAGCTTGGTAATCCTTAGTCAAGGAAATAAGAGTAGTAATACCAGTAGTCTCGGCATTGAGCATCGTAACGATTGTCTCATCTACCTTATCACCCATCAACTTCTTGTAGGTTTCTACGGCATTTTCACGTAGAGAAGCAATGTGATTCTTTCCTACGGTTGCCATTTCCTTCAAGTTAGCTACTTCGACATTCAAGTTGGTAATCTGTTCCGTAAGAGAAGTTTTCTCTGTAGTAAGATTATCTACCGAAGTTTGCAATTCGTTTCTGGATGATACCAAAGTCTGAATGCAGGCAATTACATTTTCCTGATTCATCTCTTTACCTTCTTCCAGGGTAAGCATGTTATCCCCAAAAAGGATTTCAAGAAATTTTTGTAATTCGTTCATGTTATCTTTATTTGAATGATTATCATTGGCATCATTATCATTAAAAGAACCCTGAGTATCGTTCTTTTCTTGATATGATGTTAAATCTGATTTATAATCAGTAAAGAAGTATTGCTTCGATTTATCATCTCTGTATTCTTCATAAGATGCCCAAGTTCTTTTGGCAAAGGTTGGGTTAATGATTTTACCATCCGAACCAATTTTCTGGGCAAATGAATCAGCACCATGTGAAACTAGTGAGGTCTCAAGGTAACGAACAATTTCAGTAACAATTCTACGTACCATAACTCCCTTAGAGTCATAAGTACCCAGTTTCTGATAAAATTCGTTATCTTCCATTTGGGGATGGGATTTATCCCACTTAAATTGTACAGTAACTGAATTACTATGAATTGAAGGAGGTTCCATAAGGATGCCTCTAGCAATTCTTGGGTTTGCCTTACCATCGATTTTCAGAATACCGTTGATACCAGCGGGTATAGTAAAGCTACCGTCTTTATAGGATTCCTGCCACATTACTTGTGATACAGCACCAATAGCATTACCGATGTTGGTTTCATGGTCACAGTTTACTGTTTGACCAAGCAACATCTTCATAGAAGCCTTTAGTACTCCATTCTGACCAAAGTCTGTCGGGTTCCAATTCTTAGATACAATCGTTTCTGAAAGTAATCTGAACATTGGTTCGATAAACTCTTCGTCCTTAGGAGTTAGTTCCGATTTGTCTAGGTTGGGATAGTAAGTATTATAATCTATATCCCCTCCCCAAAACCCAAATTGAGCAATGGAATCCGGTGTAGGATTTTTCCATTTATAATAATTCTCTGAGAAAGCCTTGGCTCCCACTGTTTCTGGGATATACCCAGCCATAATGGTATGGCCTTGACCTATCACCATAGAATCAAGATGCTCTTTGTTTTTCTTTGTGAATTTACTCATCTTGCTTTAGTATTTTGGTCTCCTCGAGAAGGAGCCGGGTTATTCTTATCTCTTGACCTACGAGCAGATTGGTTTTTATCATCTTGCCTTTGTTTCTTCTTAGTTCCTTCTTGGGGGTCTGTATTACCTCCCTTAGCAAATTGGTCCTCAAGTGAAACTCTTGGTTCCTTTTCATCTGGTGAATCATAACCCATTGCCCAAGCATATTGCTCTTGGCTAATGATACCTGCCTTATACAATAAGTCAAGGTTCTGTATCTTATACTGAAGACCTTGTTGGATTTTAACTTCATCAGAAACTGTAGAAGTTCCCCAATCAATCTTCATCCCCTTATTATTAAAGCCTGCCAGACGCAGTTCTAGAGAATAAAGTCGGTCTAATACATAAGCTACAAGCATTTGGATATTTTTTAACTGGCTAATCATCTTAGACAGCATTATACCAGTTGCACCTTCACCAGTAGTAGATGATACCCCAATGATAGAGCCATTAACTCCCAACCCATTTGCTACAGATTGTTGGTTCATATTCCAAGGCTTCTCGATATTACCGAGCTCCTTAGTAGTAGAATTTAGTTTGAATTCATGGTCATCTATGTAACCAGCAACTACTCCATCCTTCATACCCTCTTTAACATTACGTTTAAGGATATTAAGTTCATGGTATAATCGGGATTCATAAGCTTTTATACTCTCATTTGGCCTTTGGGGAGATTTCTGCATCTTAGCTTCTAAGAAACCAACCATACCACAAATCTCCATGATATGTTTGAAGTTAATCTTCATATCATTTTGTCCTTTGAGAGAATCCAATGCAGGCATAAATGGAGGAACTCCATAAGGTTCATCGGTATCATTGAACATACCAACATAGAAGTAGGTTTCTGGGTTAAGCTTAATGTAATCTTGTTGCTTAACAAAGAAATTTATATTCTTTTGGTAAGGAGCATACACCCCATTTAATTCACGTTTAAACTTGATGTGTTCTGGCTTAAGGAATAATACAGTAGCCAAACCATCAAGTTTATCATTTGGTACTCCTTCTACGGATATTGCCCCACTTACAAGAAGTTGAACAATCATTTTATTAACTAAACCATCTATACCAGCAGTATATCTGGTCCATCCCTTGGTGGCTTTCTTAAGATGTTCTCTCATCTTTGAAGCCTCTTCATCGGTATTATTAGGGAAAGTTACTGTATGACTGGTGTTAGCTAACTTAAACATATCTTGCAATGCGATGCCCATATCAGGATTTACTTTATATAAATCCCGAATTAAAGGTATCACATCAACACGAAAAGAGGGTTCAACTAATTTAGTCAACCCTTGTAATGATGTAATTAAGTTATCGCTATCATCGTCAACTGAAACCCTACCAGGTGAAATCGATGTGGCAGGCTTCTCCTCTTTATTAGAGGATGTACCATTCTTGGGAGGGTCCTTCTTACGTCCCCAACCCCAACTAAAATTGAAGTACTTTTTCATCTTGGTTGTACGATTACGTTAGTTTTTCCTTTCCTTATGTGATTACATATTGCTTTTCCAAAGATATCATCATCGGCATATACATCTCCTTCAAGGTCTACATCTACAGCTGAATTGTTAGCCCTATGTTTACCCATTGCAACAGGTCTACCTAAACCATCATAAATGAAGGTATAAGCTTCTTGTACAAAGAATGGGTCCTTAATGATTACGTGATCTAATCGAATATCTTCTTCCAAGTTTTCTATTATCACTGAACGATTCTTTTGGGTGGTTAACCAACCAGGGGATTTATCCATTTCAGGTCTACTTTTACCTTTTTTCTTCAGCATCTTCTGGTAGTAGTAAAGGTTAGGGTAGCCTTCATCTTGAAGCTTAGAAGTTACTGATAAACCAACGTCATTGGATTCTGGAGCTATTACTGCCCAGTTAAACAACTTCCCAGTATCACCAAGTAACTTAGCATAAGCTCCCACTGCCATTCTTCCCTTATATACTACTTGTTCTTCTCCTAGCTTATCCATACAAGTAAATGAAGAGTAGTCAGAAGCTCTACCAGTTGAAACGTCTGCACCAATGAAATATTCTTTATCTGATTCGGGTTCACAGAATTGTCGGTATTGACCATTAAATCTCTTCTTAATAACTGGGTAATCACTAAGGCAGTCTTCGATAGCTTTAATATCGGCTAAGTCGAAGACTGTGTTACCTGATGATAAGAAGTCACCATCAATTTCTTGGGCAGTTCGTTTAGCTCCCAGGGCAGAAGACATCTGGTTGTACCAATTGATATCTCGTTCTGGGTGCATTTGCCAGTATAATCGGATTGGGTTAAATGGGTTTCCTCCAGCGATAGCATCTACCCAAGTTGAGTGATAGAAGTTACCTACACCGTAAGGAGTTGAATTGACGATAGCAGCACCACCGGTGGATAGCGTTGGGAATGCGGCTGCCCAAATTTGAGCTGCCCACCGAACTACTGCTGCTTCGTCAATTACCAGGAGTGAAAGTGATTCAGAACGACCGGCTTCGGATGATGTCGGAATAGATTCAATAAATGACCCATTATCAAATTCTATCATGGAAGCAGAGCCATATTCTCCAGCTCTACCATTGATTATGGGAGTTTGAAGGTACCATGGAAGATTCTTGTACATGAACTTAATCTTCTTAAGTACCTTCTTAGCTGTTGTGTCCTTGATAGATATAATGTTTATCTTTTTGTTGGGATGGTACATCGCCAACCAAAGACAGTACATAGAAATAAGTTCTGTAATTCCTGCCTGACGGAACTTGAGAATGATATTGAATCGTTGGGCAATGAAATTGTAGAGAACTGATTTCTGAAATGGGTATAAATCAAATCTTACCTTTCCTCTTACTGGATGTATCACATAGCAAAAAAGGCTAAAAAAGAAAACATCACTAGAAACTCGGGATAGGTTTGATAGCTCCTCCCGAGTTAATGTAGTTCTAGTTTCTGAGATAGTCTTTGCCATTACTTAAAAGTTATACGTTATTTGAAATTCGATGTCAGTACCTATACCAGATTTTATCTTTGGGTAATAAAAGGTATTGACTCCGAATTTGTAATTAAATCTCTTAGTCTTGATTGAAAGACCAGCTCCCATATCGAAGAGATTATTGAAAGGTCTGTATTTGCCATAAACGTATGGACTAAGTGATAACCTTGCAACTTTCTTTCGAGTTAATTGACCTTCATACCAGTTGTAGTTGTACTTATCTAAATCGATTGGGAATAATCTAGTTGAATAAGTGTTAGTCTCCTTATTGAACAGACTTAAGTTCAACTTATCTTTCTTCAAAACAATTTGAACCAGGGAATCTTGGTCACTGATAACTGGCTGCCTTAGCATGGAATCAGGAAAGAGAGTTGACTGCTTCTTGTTATCGTAAACTAAGATTTTACCTGGTTGAGTTTCTTCAGAGTACTTCTTCTCTGGTTTGAATGGTTTGTCTAAGTGGACTGTATCTGGGATTTCATTGACCGCTTGATTCAAGGAATAAACTTCTCGAGTTAGTTTGTAATTCCTGAAGCAAAGGTAAATAGTAAATCCTAGAAGTACAATGAACAAGGCCCATTTTAATTTCTTCATGGTTTTTCGATTTTAGTGAAAACTGGGTACTCACTCGTTTCCTTGTTTTCCCTTAACAATCCCTTTCTTACCTTCAGTATAGATTTCTTTTATGTTTAGCTTTCTTTCCAGAAAGCACTTTCCTAAAAAAGAAAAATATATAAAAAGAAAAAAGGGTTTTCAAACAGCTCAAAAACAGCTCAGTTTAGCTACTCTTCTTTTTGAGGCATTTCTTAAACCAAATCCCCACTTCATAAACCGAACCCTTGGCAATCGTATATCTTGCCTTGTTTAACCAGTAATGGTGATTTTTAAAATCCCCCTCATAGGTATCACCTCTGGTAGTTTTGTAGAGGTAAATTTTAAATTTCTCTGGGAATCCCATAATTGCCTTGAAATCCTCAATTCCCAAAGGGTACCCATCAGGTCTAAATTGCCTATCAGCAGGTCTTAGGGTTAATGGTGGTTTATCATCTTCCAATCTGTATACTCCTGGGAGAGTACTCATCTTAGCTGTCTTGATAGGCCACTTCTTTTCCTTGTTGAAATCTCTAACCCAGAGTCGATGTATCTTTGCTACTGTGAGATTTTTCTTCTCAGGTAGCTTTCGATAATCATACATTGCCAGGGTTTTTGCCATAAATGGAATCTGGTTAGTATCAATTTCAGAGCTAAACGTTAGCGGCTTAAGCAACTCTCTAGTTGTCTTTAGCTCATTAACTTTAAATACTTCATCAAAAGCATTCAAGTATTTCTTACCGGTCTTTTTATGCACTCCAATGATAAGTAATCTCTTTCTTGATACCTGAGAGTTCCCATAGTCAGAAACTGGCCTTTCGTGAAAAACTAATTTATAGTCTTTCAGAGTTTCCTCAAAGAAATCCTTGGGTAGCAAGGATAGCAATCTTGGTAGATTTTCTATAAGAAATACTTTAGGTTTATACTCTAATATTGCAGCAATTACTAGATTAAGACTACGGTTATCCTGGGGATTACCCAATTCCTTTACTTTTGATAATCTCATAACTGAGGATGCTCCACAGTCAGGTGATGAAATTATTATGTCTACTTTCTCATCAAATTCTGGTAAACAGAAACCCTTATAGAATGGTATATCACCAAAGTTGAGTTTCCATTGTTCTTCGCCCGGTGTATGGAATACTCCTCTAATCTCTATATTCCCTAACAAATTTTTCTTAAAAGGGAACAGGAGTGCACCCTGTCCAGCGCACACTCCCAATACCTTTAGATTCTTCATTTCTTGTAACTTCTCAATTTTACGTACTTAAGCCATGCAAATGGTTTACGATTCTCCAAGTAGTATGGGTCTTTATCATTATTGTGAGCTTCCTCTTCAAAACTTACATCATGATACCTTTCATTCTGTTTGTTCCAACCTGCAAAGCACATGATAATAAGATATTCGATTCCATACCAAATGTAGAAGAATCCCAGACCCAATATTACAATCCACCAAAGGGATAGATCGAATATACCACAAAGGAATAAACCTATAAATAGACCCAATGCAGTACATTCAAACTGTTGTACTTGATGAGTACGTTCATGGTCAATATCCTCTTGTAACAAATCCTCCTTTTTATCTTTGAAGAAGGAGTTATAGAGGAACGTAATTGCTTTGTAACTGGGGAAAAGGAATACCTTTGCTACCCAGCTGTTAAAATGACATCTTTTCATATCTTATCTTTAAAGTTTTCGTAAGAGTTTCTTAGCTTTTGGTCGTAAGCATTTTGTGCATATCCAGGACCATTATACTTTCTTGCAAAGCCTGCCCAGTCCTTTTCCTTGAGATTCTTCAAACAACCAGAGGCATTCATGAAGTAATACATCAATTCCAGTTGTTTTTCGTGAGATTCTGACATCTTGTGAACGAATTCATAGACATCTTTACAGCTACAAAGATTGTGATTGAAGCCCATAATCTGGAACATTCCCCAACTTGCGGACTTTAAAGCACATTCTTCGTCAATTTCTTTGGCTAATTCGAGTCTTTTGTACTCATGAACACCTCCAAGATACTTCGATTTATCCCATTTAGGGAAAAATACCGTAGGATACTTCTTGCAAAGGTAACCTAGATCTCTGTCAGGGAACTTTTTATGAAATTCCTTGTACATGATGTGACCTTCGAAGAGGATTTGAGGTCTCCCATCAGCCAAAAATCCATCTCTACCGGCTGCTTCTACTACTTGAACAGCTTTCAATAGAGCGGGTTCTAGACCCAAGCGATTAGCAAGGTCTCTAATCATCTCATTTGTTAATTTATCCATAACTTATCAGTTTTAATGGTTCAATTTTAGTAACGAAAGTATTGCTTATAACCCATTTTCGGGATGTTAGTTGGTTCTATTATCCTATATAATTCTAAAATATAATGCAATATGGAGAAAATTAAGAATGAAAATCGATGCAAACTATGTAAAGAACCAATCAACCTGGAGGATTTTGAATCTTCGTTTGAGATACCTCAGTTGATGGCAAAGAAACACGTTTGCTTTAGTTGTGGTTTTTGGATAAAGAGGAAAGAATATGATGAGAAATTATGGAAAGAGTACTCCAACAGCGGTACTACTAATAGTTCAAGAATCCCGGTAATTACTCCTAACTGGGAACACTGGGTAGTAAAACCTTTTCAAAACCTCCTAATTGAAGTAGGTACTTTCTCTCGAGTAAAATTAGAAGCTACTCGTTATTATATGGCCGTAGTAACCGATGCTTACCCCAACAAGGTTTGGTTCATTGATAACAATAACATGTCCCACCAGGGCACTATTCCAGAGCATCTAAGAAATTTATATACTCCAAATGGTATATACCTTTCTCCCATGGAATGGAAACTCTTCCAAGACCGCAAAACAGTTACCTCGGATGAGATAAAAAATATGATTAATAATGCAATAATATAAAATAAATTTCGTATATTTGCATAAAGAATTAATTAACTAATTAGATATGAAAAAAGAAAAGAAAGAAATCAAAAAGCTCCGTGAAGGCGATGAACTATTCTTCCAACTTGGGGAAAGACAAATCATGGAGAAGGTGAAAGTAGAATCCATTGATAAGAAAGGTGGGTTTGCAGTTTTAAGCAACCGAGTAAAAGTTGCTAGAAGTTTGGGTCCTGATGATACATACCCAAGATTGGATGGGCAAAAGGGAGAAGTTCGTCCGCTTACCGAAGAAAATGAAAGAGTATTCCTTGCATATAAGGCCTATTTCTCAATTAAGAGAAACATAGAATTACTTGATAAGGAGATGAGAAGTATGAAAGATACAGATGCTTTCGATATGATGATTGAATTTGATAAGAAGCTTACCAAGATTATTAACAAATACTTCAAAGAACAATGATGACTACGGTATTAGCGATAATTTACTTGGTATGTTTGCCATTCACGGTATTTTTTGTAAGGGCTTGCTTGGATTATTTACCCTATACTCACAAAATACACTCTCTTATTCTATTCATATCGGTATGGATAGTATTACCTCTATTCCCGATTTACTTATTAATCAAATACCTAAAATATAGATTACTATGAGATACTTTTTTGACAGAGATGGTAATTATGCTGGGTCATCAATGCAAGGGTGGGAGATTCTTCTCCTACTCTTGTTCCCAGTTGCTCTAATAATCTTCCTCGTATTCTTACCCTTCTATGTATTTCATAAATACAGTTCTAGAGAAGAGGATAAAAAATACGAGGAAGAACATCCAGAAATACTAAAAGTAGATTCTTATATTACCTGCTGGTATCCCTGGCATAGATATTCTGTTGCATATACACTGGCTCTTATATTCTGGGTAATTGCTTTTATAATTGGGATATTATCTTAATACGGGTATTAAGTTGGCTTTTGACTTGCCCAATAAAAATTCAAATCTAATGGATATTTTTTAGTGGGGTTAAACCTACTGGAGAGTATAGGAGTAACATTGTTAACAGAGGGAGTTGAAACTTTTGTAAGAGTATAGGAACCCAATCCAGTTGTTTTTGTTGTAAAGTATGAATTACTTGGTAAATCGTAGTTAGGACTAAAAGCATTACCATTCTTATCGAGGCAGGACCAAGATAGCATGTCGGAATTTACGGGGTATATACTAGCAATATAGACATTAATAGCATATCTATTTTGATTTACTATCCAATTCTTATTTCTGTTACCATCAGCCATAGATCCACCTTCGCCACTAATATTGGTGGTAGTATAAAAAAAAGCACTCGTGTCTACTCCATTGATGGTTATAGGATTAAAACGTATTTCCCAATATTCTTTTTCTTCGGGAGTAGTAAGGTGTAGATTTATTTTATTACCAGATTCATTTTGTGTAAGTATACAAAGCCCAGAAGTACCGTCATTTTGTGCAGTAATCTGAATACTATTGTTACTTTTGTCTTCCTCCAGAATATAGTCCGGGGTATTGATGCTAGCAGTATATCCAACACCAATAACTCCGGACAATTTGCCATTTACATACTTACGCTTTTGAGATTGTATTGTCCATCTCTCAGAGTTTCCCTGTCTTATTTCTGCATATACATCTTGGGTAGATCTCCCCCCCCTAATTTAAGAACTTTATTTTCCATAATGTATAATGTTTTTAGATTGATACTGTTCCTCCTGCACTTGGTACTATAAATGACCCCTCTGATATCCAGGTAGCACCTGATTTAGTATATACAGCTACTTTATCTCCAGTAGTACATTCTATTCGAGAACCAGGTTCTGAGTCATTGGCATAGAATGGAATCTTCATAGTAGTAGTACCAGTTGCTGAGAGACCCTGTATATACATCAGATCTGAAGATGATGTATTCTGTGGCCTAGCTCCCCTGCCAAAGAGATAGTAGCCTGTACCTGTGGGCAATCCAGAGAGAGTGAATGTTGAAGCCACAAGGGGCTTCTGAGTTACTGGTATACTAAGGTTAGCATCCCCACAGGTTAAGGAGATATGCCCTGAACGGTTAGCTCCAGTTTGATTACTCGATAAAGCGGTCAGGGATAACATGTAATGGTTCTCAAGAGTACCCACTGGGGCAACGGATACTGCGCACCAATCGGGAGCACTACCCACATTGGGAGCTTCTGGCTTTTTAGACCCATCACTACCCTTTAAATAGGCCATCACAAGGATTTGAGCAGTATTATATTTATCACTACCTAAAGGCAATGTGTTTGAAACCATTTTTATGTATCCACTATAGGTTACACCAGCCTCTTGAGTTACTGTGAGATTGATTTTGTTATTAGACCCATTTTGGTCAAATGTCAGAGTAGTAGACCTTGAGGACCCAGTATTTTCTGAATAGTTAATTTTTACATCTAAGTAACCATCTCCAACGGTAACTCCTCCCCAAGTAGCCCAACTTACGGAGGCTGAGCCCAAAGTACAAGAGGGTGTAGAGGTTGAAACTACTTTGCCATTTACCAGTTTCCTTTTGAGGGAAGTGATACGGTAGGTTACAGTACCACCTTTTGAAGATACAGTATCTGTACCTGTATCTGTAATTGCACGTGCTAGTTTGAATAATGTTTCTTCCATATCTTTATAAGTTTTTGGTTTATAGAAAGAACTTTGATATTGTAATCTACCAGAGGGATAATCCGAAGTCTATGATATTATATAATCAATATAAAGAATTATGAGAAAGTATCAGTATCAGATTTACTACCATACAAGCAGAGGAAGGTACTTCATTAAGATTAGGTATTCCTTCCTGGGATTGGTGTTTTGGCTTACACTTAGAGATAAGTATTCGAGTAATATAGAAACCTTCCTTGATAAGGATAAGGCAATTGAAAGGGCAGAAGATTATTTAAGATATTTATACCTAAAGAGAAAAAATAGTAGGGTGTTAAAGGTTACTGGGAGAATAGATATTACCAGTAGGTTAAAATCAGTGAGGGAGGATTATTAAGATGGTGAAGGTTGAAACAATTAGGGATGATAATGAAAAGAGAATCCTAAGATGCTCTGAAGGTAATCGGATTTGGTATCAGATATGGATTACCCAATTGGATATGAATTGTATAGAAAGGTATTTTGATGGGTATGGTGAAGTTAAGAGATGGTGGTTAAGGAATCTTCAACAGTATTATGTTTTCTTTTATGAGAAGAAAGGTGGTAAGGTTCGAGGAGTTCTTGGTAGAGATAGGACTAAGGATTTATTAAGGAGTATTTTGTAGGAGGGGTTGCCAGGGATATTTGGTCTCTGGCTTCTTTGTGTGTGGTGTGGGATATCTAGGTATGCCCTTAATACGAGGAGTGATTTTTGTGTGGTACTAAAAATGTGTATTTGCCTTCAAGGTACCCCTTAATGCGAAAGCTTCGAAAGTTGTGGTACTAAAAGGGGAGTACGGTTACGTTAAATTTAACATTTGAAAATAAAAAGTAAGGGATAAACATTTTTATTTATCCCTTTGCTTTCTTTTAGTCCTCAAAAGTTTCGTTATCGTCTTTTAAAATTTCTTTTATATCCTTATAGCATTGAATAACTAAATAAGCTATAATTACAAACAATGCTATATTAATAATTAAATATTGTGTAAATACTGCCATATCTTTATAAATGATTTATTTTAATTAGTAGGGGAAATATTTCCCCTACTTTAATTTTGTTTTACTTCATTGATTTTTTCACAATTTCGAGACCTTTTATTAATATCTCTTTCTTTTCTTCTTTTGTGTTTTCGCTTGCAATTGAAGAAAAAGAAAAATCATTTAAAACATAGACTTGTTTATAAAAGTCTATAAAGCCGTCAATTAGTTTTTTATCTGCATTGTTTGCAATCGTTGAAAGAAAATTAAAAGTTACGTTTCTGAACTTTTTTCGCAAAGATTTGATTTGCTTTTCGTTTGCTCCCAAAAACAATTCTTTTTTATAGATTTCTGTTTTTGTTCCTAAAGAAGTTTTGAAAAGACCCGCGTTTTTTTCTTTAACGCTTTTCAATACGTCTAAAGCTATTAAACTATTTGCTTTTGCGTTTGCACTTGCTTTTTCTACATTCACGTTATTAATTTGCTTTTTCATAATTAAATTGCTTGAAAGTTTTATTATTTATTATTTTTATTACCTTTTCAAATAGACTTTCAAGACTTTTTAAACTATTCTAATAAGGTAGTATTTATTTCGTTTCTGATTGCAAATATAAGAACTATTTTTTAATCTACAAAATTTTTAGAAAATTATTTTCTTAAAAAGTTTTAATTAAAAATTTATTCAAATATCGTTTTGTTTTTCTCACATTGCAAAGATACGAACTTTATTTTAATCTACAAACATTTTCAAGAAAAATTTTTGAGAAAATGAATAATTTTATTTTCAAAATTATTTTTGTGAAAAATTCATAAAATAGAAAATATTGTGCACTTAATATTTGCACTTAATTTTGGGGGTTCACAAGGGTAATCTTCACACGCCTTGTAGTGGGCATATATGATATGTATAAGGATATTCCTATATGGCCTATGCCTGTCCTCTAGGAAGTGTGTTATATACCTGTATATTGATAAGGCCATTAATGGACTAAGGTGATAAAGAATTAAGGCCGATTAGCTATATCCCTATTATTGCCCTCTATAAACCTATTGGGTCCTAATTCTATAAGGCCATATAGGGACTATGGTAAGCCTATAGAGATTAGGATAGCCTATAAGGGCTTACTAAGTTAGCGTAAGTAAAAACCCAGGTACCTAAGTTAGGCCTGGGTTAAGGTATTAATCGAAGTATACCTGAAAGGTTATATACTCGATGTTGAAGGTAAAATCGGGTTCAATTTCCTCTGGGTCAGGGATTTCGGATGAGAATTCCATAAGGCAATCATCTGTGTTAAGGTAGATGGATATTTCCTTAGCTTTCGATTGCATTAGTTCTGGCAATATCAAATCGAATTGTGAAAGTGAATTGGCAATGTAGGATGCCCATGGATAATCCTTAGCGCAATTTACTAGGGTAAGGATGATGAGGTTTGAAATTTGATTAATTGTTCTCATAACGTTTGTATTTAATGTATTAATAGGGGTACCCTGTTATGGATACCCCTTAGTGATTTAGCAAGTGAAAGGGACTGTTACTGTGTAAAGGTTTTCGAATTCGTTTACCTTAGGTGCCTGACCAAAGCATGCCTCTGGGTCATAGGCAAAGGTATCCCGTAAGCATTCAAGGCAAGTGATGCCAGCAGTATCATCGTCATCGAAATGTTCTGGGTCATTGATGGTAAAGGTTAATATGTGTACCCCAGCATCTTGGTTATCGATAGTTTGGATTGATACTAGAGTTAAGTAATCAGGAATGATTGTGTTCTCCTGTAGTTCCTGTAAGTAAGGCTTAATGAAGTCTAGCATGCCTGATGGATAAGAAGGATAGGCATCAGGTGCAGCAATTAATGAAAGATTAATACTCTTTGCAAAATTAAAATCAGTTGTTAAAATACTTGTTTTCATACGTCTATATTTAATTAGTTATTATTACAATGCAAATATAGATATTATATTTTAATTATGCAATAACCCTAATTACCTTCGTAGGTTATTAAGGGCCTTGAATTATATTTGCCTTAGTCCTTGAGGCCATGAATGGAGATTGCCATTTACCTTCCCTACCTTATTGCTTATATATTATATAATAACTAATGGCTCTAGGCAATCAAGGTACCCCTAAATCACAAAATTGTCCTAGAATACAAAAGTTAATGCTAATATAAATACTAAGCAAATAAATTACATACTTACTAGGAATATTACCTAAATATGCCCCATGAAGGCCTTAAATCCTATAAACCATTTAGCCCTAAAACCTAATAATTTAATTGCCTTGATCACAAATCCTATTTACCTAATCCCCAACCCAATACTTATTATATAATACATAATATAATAACTTGGTGAAGGTAATCAAGGTAAATTGTGATGGCCATTAATCGACAATGTACTAAAGCTATACTACCTACATACATAGAAGCTACATAACATATCTGTATTATACAATCCCTACCTTCGAATTACCTTGAATGCAATCTATAATATAATACATATAAAGGGTACTCAAGGCAATCGGATTTAGAGGCCATTAAGGGTCGGATTTATTTGCCTTTTTAGGCCTTTTTGAGTTTGCCTTTAAAGTGTGTAGTAGAGCTATATGGTATAGTGGCTATATAGTGAGTTGAGTGGCTTTGTATAGTAAGGTAAGTTTGCCTAGCCTTGTTTGCCTAAATCCCCAAAACCCCCGGCGAGGTACCTTGATATGTATTAGGATATATTGATTATGTATTATATGATTGATATGTAGTATAGTAAGGGGTATGTGTATTAGGTATTATATTATATGTACCTTAGTTAGGAGGGTAGCTTAGTTAGGCTCTATATGATTTTCTTTTTATTTTTGTGTTGGGGAGGGGTAGTATTGGTTATAGGTGGGTTAGTATAATCCTATATGTGTAGGATACTAGGATTAGTGATGAGGTGTATAGGATTAATATTAGGATTTGTGATATTATATACCTTAATTTGTTTGTTGGGTGGTGGTGTTTGTAGGCTTGGTATATTTTCTCATTGCGTATGAGGGTTAGGATGGTGCCTACGGATAGGATTATTCGGATTATGTGATAGATGATATTCATGATGTTAATTGAGTTGAGGGTTAAACATTTGTTTTGGTTGGCCTAATAGGCAGCAATGAGGATAACCTGCTTCATCGAGGATTCCCAGTATAAGATATCGATTGGTATCTCTGGGAATTTCGAAATAGAAAGCTGGTTTCATGTAGCCATTTATGAATGTAAAAACTATCTGAGTGTTTTCTAGTAACCCATTTAGTTGTACATGAGAAAGGTAGTTATAGATAGCTTCCCTTTGATTTCTTGGGTTTTTATCCCATGAGATGAGCATATCGTCATACCAATTTGGATTATCGCATAGCTTTTTAAGTTGTTGTTGAATATATGGTGTCATGATTTGAAGTAATAATATAAGTCCTCGATTAGTTGATCTTGTTCTTCCCATATAGTATCTGATACTACGTATTCTGATACGAAATAGTTATAGAAAGGCCCAAATAATATTTTTAATACTATGTCCTTGAGTTCGATATTGAGTTGTTCCTCTTCTTCGGTAGAACTGGGTTTGATTGCCTGAAGTTCTGCCTTATAGGATGCCGTTACGGCATCCTTTAGGGTCTGAATATATTCTGGGTTAGTTTCCTTGAGAATACTTAATTGTGATTTGAGTTCTTTACTTATCATGGGGCTTAGCGATTATGGATATGAATCCTTGTGGATATTGAGTATAAAATAATTGGTAGTTCCCTGTGGGCAAGAAGACTTGCATTATGTTTGCAAGTAATGGGTAGATTTTCCATTGGTTTTCCTCTAGAAACTTGTCCCAGGCTTCTGATTCTTCGGGATAATTTCCAGAAAGTTGGATATGATACTGTTCTTGGTCAGCAATAAATAAATTAGTTACTACCTGAATTTCGTCTGATTCCTTTTTATATTGGGTAATTGGGTACCAAAGTCCTTCGGTTTTCCATTTATTAAGTTGGAACAGAGACATGCCCTGTTCCAGTACGTTTAAAAGTTTATATAAGTTTACCATAGTGATTATTTATTAAGTTGTCTAATTAGTTCTGATGCAGCCAGGGAATCAAAGAGTTGGGTTTCTCTTTTGTCGGATTCCCATTTTTCGAGAGCATTATATGTTGCCGTATATTGATATATCATGTCCTCATCTTGTTCCTCGTCCTGGATGAATTCCCGGAGATGTTTTTTGAGTCCAGTAATTATGTAATCCTGATGTTCTGGAGTTAATTGAGGAATACCAAATATGATAGCTTCTACCTGTGAAGGAGAATAATCATAGTATTGGTCGTCAGCACCCTTTGTTAGATCCATGTGGAAGATGATGTTTTCCTTTAAGTTTTCGAAGAGAACTTCCTCTGAGGAGTATACCATTATGTAACCAGAGATATAGGAAGCAAGGGGTTCATCCTCTAAGTCGATTGAATAAACCTGGATATTGGTATCTTCCTTGTTAATGAGAAGACCATCTGAGTAATCATAAGTATAAATGGGATGAGAAGCAAGCAGTTCCCGGATGGCCTCTAAATTTTTTAATTCTTTCATAACGTCTATATTTAAAATTATTTGAGAAATATTTCTCACTGCAAATATACAAAATTATTTCTAAACTTGTTTCTATAATTACTTTTATTTTTATAAATAGGGAGGTTCTGGGAGGTGTTTTGAGTGCCTCCCAGAAGATTTTGTTAATATTGCCCTGTCATAGTAATGATAATGAAAAGGGATTCATCATTGAAATGTACCTGGATAGTATCTCCATATGAGTTTGACATGTAATGATGATTAGGGTTAAGTTCTTTTAATGGGTGATGTTCATCCCAATGAGAATTAATGAATTCTATCACGTATTGTTCAAAAGCATCGGATTCTCTGCAGTAGGTTTCTACCTTTTCGTCATCGTCTATAGGATACTCCCGGAATTGGAGATTGAGAGTTCCCATGTATGATTCATCCGGATTTGAGATTTCGTTAACTGATTGAGCAGTGTAACCAAAAGCATCAAGAGTTCCATCAAAGTAACTCATAATGTGATTTGAGATTTCGTTAATAGTTGTCATAAGAAATAAGTTTTGTGACCCTGTTCGAGGTCGGTTAATAATTATATTTATTTTTCTCTTATGCAAATATAGAAATAATATTTTAAATATGCAATAATTAAGGGAGCCCAGATGTTGGTGTTTCTGAACTCCCTGGAGATATATTAACTGGTTAGGGATTAGTATTACTAATCGGCCAATAATGGTTCCTTGGGCTTATTTAATTTCTCTTTAGAACGTCTTGTAGCCCAATTCTCGTAGGGTTTGTAACTGAAGGTACGTGTTGTTTCATCGTATGCAGTATATACCATTTGTTTACGGGATATTCTCCTTCCGTAAGTTTTCTTAAGATTAGCAAACCAATCTAGATACTCCTGTAAAGAGTTAAAGATTTCTTTGTTCCCGTCTAAATCATTTTTAGGACGGGTTTTCCATGTTGCTTCTATATAGCATTGATGTAGGGTGATTGAAATAAAGTATCGGCACCAACTACCACCAAAGATAGTGCCCGTGGAGAATTCTATCTCCCGAGCAACTAATGGACTAACGTTATACTTTGTCATGCGATTGAGAAATTAAGTTGGAAAATCCAGTTGTTTCTATCGAGTTGATTGAATGATATGAACCTCCCATCGTTATCGGTAAATTCATTCATGAATTGAACTGCAGCAGATGCTAATTGCCCCTTATAGGGATTAGTATCGGCAGTTATGATTGATTCGAAAATGAAAGAATAATAGGTAGTATCATAGATTTGTACCTGATTAATATCCAAGCAATTGAGTTTGTAATCATCCTCTAGTTTGATTAAGAGTCCCATTAGGAAATTAAGAAGACTACCCTGTTCATCAGAGTCAAGTTCAAATGTAGATTTCTTTTCTAAGAAATTGCGAACTACCTTAGTTAGTTCGTCTGCTTGATTGTAAGTTACTGAGTTCGTTTTCATATTTTTGTCTATTTTTAAAATGATATGCAAATATAAGCATTTTTATTTTTATAGAAAAATATATCTAATTTATTTTTAGGGAGGCTGAGGATGTGTACACGCTATGAAAGGCAGTGGATTAGACTGCCTTTCAATTATTAAGGTAATTGGGGAGTTAGCAAATATAGAGCCTCTCTTATAATTGAACTCTCCATAGGTTCTAAAGAGGGTTCCTTGTTCATTAGTCCACCTTTCTTCTTTTCGTTTTCAAATACTTCATGTATGGCTTGCTTTATTTTAGTAGCTAATACCTCTGATAACTCCTGAGATTTAAGAGAGATAAGTAACCCTTTTCGTATTTTCTCAACATCTTGGTTATTCTCAGTAATGGGTTTTGCTTCTACTAATTCTTGTATACCCGAGGAATATTCATCTAACCGTTCATATCCCAAATGTTGTAGGTCATTAATGAAGATACTGAATTCATCGTAAGTAAGTCTAGTATCAAAACCTACTCCATGATATAGTTGTACTAAAGGAGTAAGGATTCTTCTTAGTGTATTGAAATCTTTTAGATGGTCCAATTTTATTCCTGATTCGAGAGGTATTTTATATACCTTTTCACCCTTCAGTACTACTATCAGAACCATTAGTCTTGGTGGTAGTCTTTTCTCGTTCATAAGCAAGTTTTTGTATTATGAGTTGTACATAGGTATTTCTCTCTTTATAGATAAACATTACCGATAGAAGTATCTCATGTTTCGGTAATATCATCTGTATGAAATTGCCTGGAGCAATTACAGTAGCTACTACTGGAGAATCCTCCTGAGAGAAATTCTCTAATATCATTTCTGCCCTCTTAATGGGTTCTGGTTTTGTTGGGTCCAAAGTTAGGACTGGAGCAGTTATACATTCCTTGATGCCCTGTGTTAAGGCATTATATAACCATTCATCTTTTATATCCTCTACTTGGAGGTTTTTCATTGTAATCATATCCTAAACCTATTTAGAGTCCATACACCCAGGATATTAGAGAATACCCATAGTTCCCAGTTTTTGTAAAAGTTATAGGGTTTACTGAATTGAGATGTTTGAAATATTATCTGATTTGGTGTTCTAGATAACATTTCTGCATGGCAAGTTAATACTCCAGAAGATAATTGAGCTTTAAAAGCTTTAATAATATCTTCATCACTTTTAGTCTCTAATGAGGTAAGCAATTTAATAAATTCTACCTCTACACCTTGAGACATGTTTACATTTCTGAAGGCAAACTTTTCTTTATTTTCCATATTCGTCATTTTTAGATAAGAACTCTTGAGCTAGTTCATCTTGAGTTCTTTCGATTATGTTCTTTACTATTGTTTTATTTTCTACTCTAGCCCACATATATAGCATGCCCAATTGAGCATCCATATAGCAATCTATAAGAGATGGGTCCTTTCTAAATACATCCCATTGTTTTACGAAATTTGTTCGAACCAAATCCCTATAACCCTGGTCTGATATATCTTCTTGGTCTATATAAGCAGATACCCTTTTCTTGACTTCTAAAAGGATTTTCTCTAAGCTTTCGGGTAATCTGAAATTTTCTGGTAAGTTATGATATACCAAAGCATTAGGTATCAATTCCTCAAAGGTAAACTGATTATCGAATAGTTTCTTTGGGTATCTACCTGAAAATATCAATGGTATCTTATACCTTAGCAATGATGGTACTATGTCGTATATAGCATAATGTTTCCGATATTCCTGATAGACATCGAAATATAGATTCTCATCGAATATACCAGATTTCCTCATTATTGCCTGTAAAGTATTATAAGCAGCATTGATATGAGTATTACTCAATTTGAATACTAAGTTGCCATTTTTAATAGCAATGAGTTCACTACAGCATCTCTTTCGTCTAAATAAGTTCATGTGATTAAAATGTAAAGTCAATGTATATTTTCCTTGTTCCCTTGAGAAATTTTTCGTGATTTGAGTCATCATACTTATGGCAAGCATAAGTCTTAGATGATTTATCATAATGGTCTCTTACCCATACTGGAGCAGTATCAGTTGGTTTTAATTTAAAGTATGTACCCTGATTAACCTTGTTAACCCGAGTCTCTTTGTAAGATGTCTTTGGTAGTTCCATATTTTTGTCTATTTTAAAATTGATATGCAAATATAATTCTTTCTTTTTAAATATGCAATATCCGGATATAACTATGGGAGCTTACTATTTCGGAGGAATTGAGATGCAAATGAGCCATCCTCTTTCTCTTCTTTCTCAAAGTCTTCATATTGATATAACTCTGGGTCTTCTTCGTCTGGGTCTATACGCATTTCGATTTCTCTACGTAGTTCATGATGTTCTTTAGAGAATGAAGACATAGCTCCCTTATAATCATCAGTAATTTGCATTAGCTCTGCTTTATTAAGATTAAGACCCTCTTTACTGGTATCTACTCCTTCTTGTTTAGTAGCAACTACTTCGGGTAATGACTTAATGTCATACCTGTCTTCCAATAGTTTAGCCTCTTCTGGTTTATCCAATACCCTTTGTGATTCCAATACGATTTGACGTGCCTCTTCAACGGTGATTGCATTTTGCTGTGTTACGTTGTTCTGTTGATTGAATTGAGCAAATATATTCGTAGTACTTCCTCCAGTGAGATTACGTACTATTGATTGCAGAGATGTAGAGGATTCAAGCTTTAATTTAAGGGCCTTTCCCAGCTCGGCAGATATAAACGGTACGTATTTCCCTCCCTGAGATTCTCTTAGGATATTAACCTGATGGGCTATTTCCATACGGTCTTCCAAAGCCCATGCTAGTTGTTCTCCCATTAACGCTTGAAGTAAATCTTCTGCTTTTTCTTTATCCCATATTCTAGAGCTTAATAGCCTATCTCTCATAAATACCCGTATGTAGTTAATATCTATACCCATACGATATGAGAATGTATTTATATCATAAGTGATACCACATAATACTCCATTACCCATCAGCCATTGATTAATAATGTAGTTATGTATCTTTATCAGAAGTTCATCATTTGGGTTCTTCTGATATTCTAATGCCATTGCAGTAGTCCCCATAGGTCTTGGGAATCTTACCATTTTATTTTCCTTTTCTGACATACAAATGAGATTTTCTGATATCGGAACTTTCATCATAACCCATATACTCTAAATCGAACCTTACATACAGATTCAAAGATAGGTTATAGAAATATCCCTTATATTTTTTCTTACTTACTGATAAATTAAAAGCTTCACCAGAGATTAGGTCCCTGGTGAATACTAAATTACCTTTCCCAGTGATGGGGATATTAAGGCAAAGCTTATAATCCCCTACCTTAAATTTATTCCCATGCAGGTCTGTGATTTCCCTTGCCATAGTTTGCCTTTTTATGGTTCGTAGGTTTTTTGTCTTGTTTACTACGGTTATTGGTTATCCCCTTTTGCTCTTCGATTAATTTCTGAACCTTTGGGAATAACCTTTGCCTTAGGGGAACTACCTGAGTAGCGAAAAAGGCATTCCATAATTTCTGGGTTAATGGTTCTCCTATTTTAAGTTCTGAAATTGCCCAGAATTTAGTTTCGAAATTCTTAACTATTTCCCTAAATCGGTAGTAGTATATATTGCCAGTCTTTTTATCTATCCCAATTGTGGTAGTTTGGCAATAATCTAGAAATTCTTTACCTAATTCGGATATAAACTCTTCCCTTTTAAAATCATAATTCTCTTGGTCGAGCTTAAATAATTTTACGTAATCGATTGCTTCCATATAGATTTAGTTTGTGATTATTAAACGAGGTATACTTTCATCTGTAATCTGAAATAAGTACCCTCTTACATCATCCTCATAATAAGAGGACCAATATGTTCTTCTAACTCGGAAATTATCAAGGATTGCCCCTTTGGGTACTCCAGTAATAAATAAGCAATGCTTAGGCATCATTGGAGTAATCTCAAATTTCCCATCCTTGAAATTACCATAGGTACCGTAGTCGGGCATATTACCCGTAAATCCAGTATTCTGTAATACGTCCTGAACCAGAGTAGTTTGGGGTATTTCCTTTTGGTTACATTCTAGGGTTAACTTAGATTTGCCTATATATAGGTCTTTAACTATTTCTCTAAACATTTGTATACGATTATATGGGTAATACCATTTTTCTTGAAGTAAAGGTTATTCTGTGAACGTTCCTCTAACTTCTTTAATTCTCTTCGAGATTCAGTACAAATTCTATCAGATTTCCTTAATATATCTGATACATTATCCCAGATGGGTGCCATTGGTTCTACTGGCCCTGCATAGATAACTTTGTGTTTAGTTTCTATTTGGGGATATTTAGATTTATACTGATATTTGCCTTTGCAGTAAAGTACGTTATACTTTTCTGGTTCGTTTCTTTTTTCGTTTTCCATTTTTGTTAGGATTAATGTAATCGGATATTTCATCAAGTTGCCCTAAAAGCAATGCCTGAATGAAAAGGTTTATAGGCCTGAAAAAGAAATTCCTTACGTTATGAGGGTTAATATACCAATCATAAACTATGAAGAACTTCTTTATCTTAGAATGCTTAAGTGAATGCTGAACTAACCAAGATTTACAACAACGTTTATGTAATTCGACAAGTTCTTTATCCTGTTTAAGCATCTCCTTATCAGAGAAGATAGTGTAATCCATTTTGTATGAATTGAGATGCCCAGGTAATTATCCCGGGCACCTGGTTAATAAAGGTTTATGCAACTTGTTCTGGTTTGAGGACTTTCTTTCTAAAGTCCTCGTATGCTTTAGCAGCAGCCTTGAATTCCTTGGAGTTCTGGTCCTTGATACGAGCCATTGCAAGTTCCAATCGATGGAGTTCGTTTCGAGTTTGTTGTCTCCATTTCTTCCGAGCAAGAGTATCAACTACATCGGCAGGGTATACGTATTTAACTTCCCGATTAGAAATTACCTGTTCGATGATGGATGGTTTTTGTTGTTCCTTAACTTCCTTGACAACCTGTTCCTTTTTGGAAGTTTTGGTTTTAGGGGAGAGTTCTACCAATTTGGCATTGGCAAAATTAGTGGCAGCTTCTTGAGCATCTTGTACCAATTCCTTTTTAGTCTTTTTGGCCTTAGGAGTAGAAGCCTTAGAAGTTTTAGTCTTGGAATTTTTGATTCCTTCAAGTTGTTCGGCAACCTTAGTTGCAACCA